GCGTTGAAAGCGGGATTAACTAACGCAGTTAATGATAGACCTGTAGACAGATCTGCTAAACAAGAAATTCAAAAACTAATTAAACAACTTTAAAAGAACGGTAGTCCTGATTTTTTAGTTGTTTCTAAATTTTCTTTAATGATCTCTCCGATGATCATGCGTTCATCGTTTGTTAAATTAAGGACGTCTTGATAGCTCATGCCGCGCATATACCAGCACATCTTCAAGAGATCTTTCTTGAGCTCCTGTCCTTCTTTTTCTAATGCCTTAACATACTGTAGGATCTCCGGACGGGAGAGATTTAAGATCCTACTCCGAAAAAATTTGTTTGATCCATTGTCAACTCAACATCAAATGTAGTTTCACATTCTTGACAACTAACTGTTTGAGCTTTTAGAGCAATCTCATCTTTTAATTTAGTAATGTGTTCATTAATACCGTTGAATACCGCTGTTGGACTGTTGTTAACAAATTCTTGAATTTGTTCTTGATCAGTTACAAGATCAGTTGGTGTTTGAATACTGGTGATACAACCAGTAACAATGTCAACGGTAAGCTCAGTTAGTTTGACAAAACTCAATCCAAATCGTTCAATTTTTTCTTCATCTGTTAACGATTCATCATTGACAATAGAAATAATTTTTTGTTGTTCAAGACTTCTAATTGCTGTCTTTGTGATTTCTTTGTAGTTGTATGGTCTAATACTGATTACCAAAGGACCAACAGGGATTTCTTTTACATATTGGAATTGAGAAGCTCTGTCTAGATAGTGAACTAGATTGATTTGATAATCGTTAGAGTGATCACAGCTAGGACATATTGATGATACTTCCATCTCCTCACCGTATGTGGCAATTCGTATTGCAATTAACACAGCATCTAGATCAATACTGGGCATTAGCCAAGGATCTTTAATTGAAGGTATACAACTCTTGATAACTTCAACAGTGGCTTGACCGTTCATTAACGCATCAGGTGACTTAAAAATTAACTCGTCTTTAGCTGTCATAGCATAAACTGCATACTCGTCAATTTGGCTGTGATCCAGGATACCATCAGGATAAAACTCGCCGTTACTAGGCAATTTCAAATACAACTTAGGCTGTCTGAAATACCCGGCAAGCGGATTAACAGGCTTAGCCGTTGGCTGTGGAATTGTTTGTTCTGGCATTTTTTTACTCCGATAAATAAATGTGTATAAGTCTATTTATATGCGCATTTTTTGAGGTCTAAATTAATTATGGCAGATGTATATGGCGCTATTGGTGATCAACCAGTAGAACTAAACAACGCAGCAACCGAAGCAACGCTCAAAGCTCTGCTTGCCACAATGACGGCTATGATGAATAGTCAGTCAAAAAATACTAAAAAAGACAAAAAGATACAGACTGATCTTGAAGCAGAACTGCGCAGACTAGCCAAAGCTAGCAAAGACTCATCTAAAGCTAGAGAAAACGAGACAGCAGCAGTCAAAGACAACACCGAAGAGCAGACAAAAAATACCGCTGCTCAAAAGAAAGCAGCAGCCGCACAGAAAAAATATATTGAAGAATTAGAAGATTCAATTGTTATTTTAGAAAAACTAGCAAATGGATTGGAGCAAGCTGTTACTGGCCTATCAAGTATTATGACCAGTTTTTCTACAATGGGCAATAGTGTAACTGCTGCTGCGGCAACGTTTAATCATATTCCGATAGCAGGTAGACTGCTATCTAGTGTGTTTGGAGCTGTTGCCCAAGCAGCTGATCGAAGTATGACAGCGTTTCAAAAATCGGCCAGTGTTGGCGCAAACTTTGGCGGCAGTATTACTGACATGATTGATTCTGCCACAGGTGCTGGTTTAACTTTTGATGCGTTTAGTGGTATTATTGCAAAGAATGGCGAAAGTGTTGCGTTATTAGGACAAGGATCAGCTGACGGTGCAAAACGATTAGGCGAGTTGGGTAAACAAATTCGTAAAAGTGGGGTGGCTGATGAGTTGTATCGTATGGGATACTCTACCGAAGATATTAACAACGGATTAGCTTCATTTGGTGGTCGACTTGCCAAAGGTGGTGCATTACAAAAAATGACCACTGAACAGATTGCATCTGTTACTGGTAACTATCTCAAAGAATTAAATGCAGTAGCAACGCTTACTGGACAAAGTAAAGAAGCATTGCAAGAACAAGAAAATGCTCGCATGGCCGATGCGCAATATTTAAATTTAAAAAATAAGTTAGATGCTGATGGTCAAAAGAATTTAGAAATATTGATGGCTAGTATTCCAGCAGGAATGCAAGCAGGAGCCAAAGAAGTTTTAGCCACAGGCACAGCTACTACAGAAGCAGGACAACAATTTTTAGTCTTTATGAAAAATTCTGGTAGAAGTTTACAATCGTTAGGTAAAACTGCCGAAAGAACCGGAACTATTACTACAGATGCGGTAATACAAAATGCAAATCTTATACAATCCGAAGGAAAAGCATTATCAAAATCTAGTCTAGGAGGAGTTGCTGCAAAATTTATTCCAGAACTAAACGGAATAATGGTAGCATCAAATACACTTGCATCACGTCAAACAGATTTGGGCACAGAGATAAAAGGACAGATTGCCGCAGCAGCAGAGCGAAAGAAACAAGAACAAGAATTGCTAGATAAAGGATTAGATCCCGCATCGATGGAGAAGTTTAAGCAACAGATTGCTGCAACCAGCAACGAATTTACAAAAATGCTAGCAGGAATTTTACCAGCAATGATGGGAGCATTTACGCTACTTGCAGATTTTACTAAAACGTTCTTGGTACCTATATTTGTGTATCTAGCGACAAATATTAAAGCAGTTGTTGCTACTATGATTGCTCTTAAAGTTGCCCAGTTGGCATATAAAGCATCGCTTGCAATTGAAAGAGCCAAAGTAAATCAACGAGGCTCGTCGGCGCTAAATCCAATGCATGTAACTACCAACGGTAAAGGCGGCCTAGGTGACGGACCTGATGGTAAAGATAAAGATGGTAAAGATAAAAAAGGATCTAAAGGATCTAAAGGTCTAAAGACACTTGGCCGACTCGGCGGCGGTGTTGCTGCGGTAACTGCAATTGCAGGAATGGGAATGGAATTAAGCGAGATTAGCGACGAGTTAAAAGATGGAAAGATATCTGAAGACCAAGCTAAACAAAAAAAATCAGAAGCAGTCGGAGGCGGCGTAGGTAGCGCAGCAGGCGGAGCAGGTGGTACACTGGCAGGCGCAACTATTGGTACATTAATATTCCCAGGCGTCGGTACTGTGATCGGTGGTATCATTGGTGGTGTATTAGGTAGTAAGGGTGGGGACTTCCTTGGTAGAAAAGTTGCTGGCAAATACGCTGAGCCAAAATCAGATGTAAAGGGATTAGGCAAAGTTGCAGCGCAATTTGAATCTGGTGGAAATTCGGGTTCAGTATCAACTGGGCACGGCGATCACGGTGGCAAGAGCTACGGATCGTTCCAGTTATCAAGCAAAACAGGTGACGTTGACAAGTTCTTACAAAAATCTGGGTATGCAAGTCAATTTCAAGGTATGCAGGTTGGGTCAGCAGCATTTGACGCTCAGTGGAAAAAACTTGGGAAAGAAGATACTAAATTTGGCGAAGCTCAATCAGCACACGCTAAAACAACTCACTATGATCCGCAAATGGCAAAATTACAAAACAGCGGAATTGATTTGTCTAAAAAAGGGTTTGGCGTACAAGAAGCAATTATGTCAACTGCCAATCAATATGGTGCAAACACTGAAACTATAATCAAAGCTCTTAAAGGTAAAGACACCAATAAGATGAATGATAAAGAAATCATTGACGCTATTCAAGACTATAAAGCAGAAAATGTTAAAACAAACTTTAGAAGCAGTTCGGAAGCAGTTAAGGCCGGTGTTACAAAACGAATTAATCAAGAAAGACAAGCATTATACAAAGCAAATGAGGGCGGTGGTGTAGTAGTCAATGATCCGGTAACAGCTAAAAAAGAAGACAAGCCAAATACAGCAGTTGCAACAGCTAAAACAGAAAATACACCAAAATCTTCAGATACTCAAACAGCATTAGCTAAACCAAAAGAAGCCAAAGAACTTGTAAAAGCCACAGCGGTAAACACTCCAACTGCTTCTGCGGTCCAAACAGCATTAGCTAAACCAAAAGAAGCAGAAGCTGCTTCATCAACTGGCCTTGCAGCTAATCCAATGGAATCATTGAAACAAGGGCTAGCAGGTACTCAACAAACAGCACTGGGAGGACCTACTGGTCCTGCCGGCTCTCAAGAATCACCGGCTGTACTACTTTCTAGCTTAAATAGTAAGATGGAACAATTAATTAAAATTCAAATTGGTGCAAAAGACACTGGAGAAAAACAATTAAGAAAGACTGGCAACACAGACATGTTCACTAACATAGCTACTGCTTAATTGGATAAAAAAATATGAGTTGGAAAAAATACTTTACCCCTGTAAGCGTTAACAATCAAGCTGGAGGATTTAGCCCAATTAGTGGCGGAAGTCGTCCCGGACCAGCACATACAAACTACAGTTCTTATCTTCCTGATGTTTATGCAGGATCACCAAATCGTGTTGAACGATATATTCAATATGATACAATGGACATGGATTCAGAAGTTAACGCTGCTTTAGATATTCTTGCAGAGTTCTGCACTCAAAAAGACAAAGAAAATAATACACCTTTCCAGTTGTTCTTTAAAGGAAAACCCACAGCTACTGAAGTTAAAATTCTAAAAGAAAGTCTTCAGAAGTGGGTTAAACAACAACAATTTGATATTAGAACATTCCGTGTTGTGCGCAATACTTTCAAGTACGGCGACTGTTTTTTCATCCGCGATCCTGAAACTAAAAAATTATTATACATTGATCCAGTAAAAGTTACCAAAGTAATTGTTAATGAATCCACAGGCAAAACTCCTGAACAATATGTATTAAAAGACATTAATTTTAATTTTGTATCATTAGTAGCTACACAACCACATAATACAACAAATACAAGTCCGAGCGGAACTAGCTCTTATACCAGTGGAGGTGGGTTTGGCAAAGGCATGGTAGGCGATGCTGCTCGCCCTCCAGGAACACGTTTTCAAAATCAAACAAATGAAATTACTGTAGATGCAAAACACATCGTACATATTAGTTTGAGTGAAGGGTTAGATCAAAACTTTCCGTTTGGTAATAGTCTACTGGAATCAGTATTCAAAGTCTACAAGCAGAAAGAATTGCTTGAAGATGCAATTATTATCTATCGTATACAACGAGCTCCTGAGCGTAGAATTTTCTATGTTGACGTGGGTAACATGCCGGCACACATGGCCATGGCATTTGTAGAACGTGTTAAAAACGAAATCCAACAAAGACGTATTCCTAGCTCAACAGGTGGTGGCAATAATATGATCGATGCCAGTTACAATCCGTTAAGTGTCAACGAAGATTACTTCTTTCCGCAGACAGCAGAAGGTCGTGGATCCAAAGTTGAAACACTTCCAGGTGGTACCAACCTAGGTGAAATTACAGATCTGCGATACTTTACCAACAAGCTATTCCGTGCTTTGCGCATTCCAAGCAGCTACTTGCCAACATCTGTTGATGATGCTAGTAACACAGTAACTGACGGAAAAGTAGGCACAGCATACATTCAAGAGCTACGTTTCAATGAATATTGCAAACGCCTACAGAACTTAATTACTCCAACTCTAGACTTAGAATTTAAAATTTGGATGGAATCAAACGGTGTAAACATTGATTCAAGTTTATTTGAATTACGTTTTAATCAGCCGCAGAACTTTGCTGCATATCGTCAATCAGAGCTTGATACTGCTCGTGCAGCAACATACAGTACAGTTGCAGAAATCCCACATCTTTCTAAACGTTTTGCACTAAAACGCTTCTTAGGTTTATCAGAAGAAGAGATTAAAGAAAACGAATTGATGTGGAGAGAAGAGAACGGTAATAAACTAAAAATTGTAGGAGATGCCGCTAGCGAAATGAGAGGTATTGGCATCACTCCGTCAACTATCAGTGCAGAAGCAGGTGCAGCAGACGCAGAAGCACCCGACAATTTAGCTGCAGAAGTTCCTGCAGAAGGTGCAGAAACCTCACAGCCTGTGGCACCACCTCCAGCCGGTCAGTAATAAATACATTATGCTCCTACGTGAATTCTTTTATTTTAACGACAATACCAATGACTTTTCAGTCGATCAACGATATGAAAACTCTAAAGACAGTTCTGTGGTCAAAAAATCAGACACACGTAAACTACGTTTAACTCTTAAACAAATAAACCAGCTGCGAATACAAAGCGAAGCTCATGATTTTGAAGAAGAATCAGAAAGAGCTTTTATACAACAAATGTACGGTACCCCAGTTGAAGCAGACCAACCCGCAGAATGAACCCGCTTTCGTATTAGGTAATGGCAGAAGTAGACTACACGTAGATGCTCCTTCGCTATTATTGCACGGCACTGTATATGCTTGTAATGCTGTTTACAGAGAATTTGATCCTGACTTTTTAATAGCTGTTGATGTTAAGATGGTTAACGAAATCATTTCAGCAGGATATCATAAAACCCACAGTGTTTGGTCCAATCCTAATAAAGGAATTAACGCTAAGAGCGGAATTAATTACTTTCATCCACATAAAGGATGGAGTAGTGGTCCAACAGCATTGCACTTTGCCTGCGAGCGTGGACATAAAGAAGTGTACATATTTGGGTTTGACTACCAAGGAATTGGCGGAAAATTCAATAATGTATATGCTAATACTTTTAATTACAAACGCAGCGAAGACGTTGCAACTTATCACGGAAATTGGTTGAGCCAAACAGAAAAAACAGTTAGAGATCACAGATATACTCAGTTTTATCGAGTTATAGAATCCGGCGGGTTTATTCCTGACAAACTGGCAAACTCAAACATAACACATATATCCTTTGACGAATTTGCACAAAAGTTTCCGGGTACTATATATGCAGATGAAACCATTCAAAAAAGTATCATTTAACACCAAATTGTAATCATTGAGTTAAATAAAATGTATGACAGCCTACCCATCTTTAAGGAGAATATAACATGGCAGATAAAAACTTACTAGCACAGATGCTAGAGAACTTGGTCAACAACGATCAAGCTAAAGCAGAAGAATTATTCCACGAGTATGTAGTTGCAAAATCTCGTGAAATCTACGAAGATCTTATTGAATCTGAAATCGAAGATGAAGATGATAAGGAAGTAGATGAAGCAGCTGATGACGAAGAAGCTGAAGAAGACAAAGTAGACGAAGCATCCGATGACGAAGAAGCCGACGAAGATAAAATGGACGAAAATTTCGAAGATATCGCATATGAAGGTGATGACGAAATGGGCGGTGACCCAACTGACGACCTAGAAGCTGAATTGGGCGACGAAGAAGAAATGGACGACGAAGAAAAGTCCGAAGACGAGCTATTCATGGATTTAGAATCCATTGTTGACGAATTACAAGCTAAGTTCGACGAATTAAAGGGCGGTGACGACATGGGCGGTAACGACATGGGCGACAATGCAATGAAAGACGATTTTGATCTAGCAACTGTACGTGAATATGTTGAGAAAGTTCCAGCAGGCCATGGCGCAGAAAAGAAAGGTCAAGGCGAAAAAGCTGACAATACAAAGTCTATCGTAGCTGGCAAGAATGATATGGGCGGTACAACTGCTAATATCCTAAGCGGCAAAAACGGTAGTGACGCAGGCGAAGCTGGTTCCGCAGGCGGTCAACTAAAAGGTAATGGTTTGTTGAAAGGTAATCCACAGTTACAAGACGGTGGTAATGTAAATACTCCTGGCGCAAAGAATGGTAATGCATTCTCTAAGAAAGAACCAGGACACGGCGCAGAAAAGAAAGGCGCTGGCGAAACTGCTGACAACAAGCAAAGTCTTTTCCGTGGTCGTAGATAATTAGGACGAAACGGTGAAAAAATTTACTCTAGCAGAACATTTAAGTTACGATCAGGCTAAGATTGTCTTGGAGAGCGAAGAAGGTGCAGACGGCAAGAAGTCGCTGCATTTAAACGGTATTTGCATTCAAGGAGACATCCGAAATGCAAACCAACGTGTTTATTCTTCTCAAGAAATTGGCAGGGCTGTCAAAACGCTCAACGAGCAGATCGCTGGTGGTTACTCTGTGCTAGGTGAAGTTGATCATCCGGAAGATTTACGCATCAACTTGGATCGAGTCAGTCACATGATTACAAAAATGTGGATGGATGGTCCAAACGGCTACGGAAAACTAAAACTACTTCCGACTCCAATGGGACAGTTAATTCAGTCTATGTTGGAAGCGGGAGTCAAGTTGGGTGTATCGAGTAGAGGTTCAGGCGAAGTAGACGGGGAAGGTAATGTTCAAGGTTTTGAAATTATTACCGTTGACGTAGTAGCACAACCAAGCGCCCCGGGAGCTTACCCAACTCCAGTTTATGAACACTTGATGAATAATACAGGTGGATATCAGGCATTTAAAATAGCAAAAGAAGTCCAAGGCGACCCAAAGGCACAGCAATACATAGCAGAGAGCTTGATGAAAATCATCAAGGGTCTCAGATAACCAAGTAGGAGAATCACATGCTAGATATCGTAAAACAATTGTTTGAGAACAATGTGATTTCCGAAGAAATCAAATCGGAAATTGAATCAGCTTGGGAAGGCAGAATTCAAGAAACCCGTGAACAAGTCACCGCAACATTACGTGAAGAATTTGCTCAGAAGTATGAGCACGATAAGTCCGCAATGGTAGAAGCTGTAGAAGGCATGCTAACAGACCGCTTACAAGCAGAGTTAGCTGAATTCGCAGAAGATCGCCAGGGCCTGATCGAAGCAAAAACAAAATACGCAAAGAAAATGAAGAAAGATACCGAAGCAATGGAATCTTTCATTATGAATAACTTGGGTAAAGAGCTTGCTGAATTGCATGAAGATCGTAAAGCAGTTGCAGGTAACGTGGCAAAATTAGAATCTTTTATTGTGGACACTCTAGCGAAAGAAATCGCAGAATTCCACGCTGATAAGAAAGACCTAGCAGAAACTAAAGTACGTTTAGTACGTGAAAGCAGAGCTAAGTTTGAACAAGTTAGAAAAGATTTCGTCAGTCGTTCAGCTAAAATCATCGAAGAAACAGTCTCAAAAGGCTTGCGTTCTGAAATGACTCAGTTGAAAGAAGATATTAATGCTGCTCGTAAAAACGACTTTGGTCGCAGAATTTTTGAATCTTTCGCAAGTGAATTTGCAGCAAGTCATCTAAATGAAAAATCTGAAACAGCAAAACTATTAAAAGTAGTTGCGCAAAAAGAAATAGAATTAGAAGAAGCGGCAAAAATTGTTGCAGACACAGAAAAATTAGTAGAAAGCAAAAATGCTGAACTACGCATTGCTAAAGACATAAGCACACGCAAGGAAGTTATGAACGAATTGCTAGGTCCATTGTCTGGTGACAAGCGTTCAGTAATGGGCGAACTACTAGAATCAGTACAAACAGATAAGCTACATGCAGCTTTTGACAAGTACATCACATCAGTAATGAATGGTGGTGCTCCAGTCAAGAAAGCATTAACAGATTTTGACATCCGCAGGCTTGCGGGACTAAAAGTTTAAGGAGAACTATAATGTCACAATTACTCGAGTCACGCTGGTCGGAAACCAAAGAAGCTCTTTTAGAAGGTCTTCAAGGTCACAAGCGCACAGTAATGGCAACAACTCTCGAAAATACCCGCAAGTATTTGTCTGAGTCTGCTACTGCTGGTGCTACATCCGCTGGCAACGTTGCAACCCTAAATCGTGTGATCCTTCCAGTGATCAGACGTGTAATGCCTACCGTTATTGCTAACGAGTTAGTAGGTGTACAACCAATGACTGGCCCAGTTGGTCAAATCCACACTCTACGTGTTCGCTACAGCGACGCAAGTGAATTTGCTGCTGGTACAGAAGCATTGAGCCCATTCCAAATCGCTCAAGGTTATTCTGCTAACTCATCTAGCGCAACTGCTAGAGCAGCTTCTACAGCCGCTCTTGAAGGTGTAGCTGGTAACAAGTTAAGCATTCAAATCTTGAAGCAAACAGTTGAAGCCAAGACACGTAAATTGTCAGCTCGCTGGACATTTGAAGCTGCACAAGATGCACAAGCCCAACAAGGTATTGACATCGAAGCAGAAATCATGGCTGCTCTTGCACAAGAGATCACAGCTGAGATCGACCAAGAAGTTATTGGTAGCTTGAATAGCTTGGCTGGAACTGTATTGACTTATGATCAAAACACAGTTTCTGGTACAGCTACTTTCGTTGGTGATGAGCATGCTGCTTTGGCTGTTCAAATCAACCGTGCTGCTAACTTGATTGCTCAACGTACACGTCGTGGTGCTGGTAACTATGCAGTTCTAAGCCCAACAACATTGACAATTCTTCAGTCTGCTACTACTAGCGCATTTGCTCGTACAACAGAAGGTACATTCGAAGCACCTACAAACACCAAGTTTGTTGGTACATTGAACGGTGCTATGAAGGTGTATGTAAACAGCTACGCATCTAGCGATGACGTATTGATCGGATACAAAGGTGCTTCAGAATCTGATGCTCCTGCATTCTACTGCCCATACATCCCATTGATGTCAAGTGGTGTTGTATTAGATCCATCAACTTTCGAACCAGTCGTATCATTCATGACACGTTATGGTTATGTTGAGTTGACAAATACAGCGTCGTCTCTAGGTAACGCTGCTGACTATCTAGCTAAAGTTGCTGTAACAACAGCCAACTTGAAGTTTGCTTAATCAGTAGAGTTCATAGTAACTAATTCAAAAAGGCTCTTCGGAGCCTTTTTGTTTGACTTAAATACCAAGTGAAGATAGAATCAGACAAAGACTTTAGTAATCTACAAACGCAATTTGCAGACTGGCGTAAACGTTTTCCTATGTTTACACATGATGTAAAGCAAATAGAACACATGGTAAACGATCGTATACAGGCACACAGCAAACATCTTGTAAACTACAGACAAACCCACAGTAAAAGTCATTTAGAAAAAGCACAATTAGAAATAGATGCTATTAACCAAATATTAAACACAGTTGAAAAAATTGAGTTGATGGCAATGATAGCACGTTGATAAATACAATGTCTATTAAAGAACTTGCATAGGGCAAGACTTATGGGGTAACCATCCTCGTAGACCTAAAACGTCATATTAAGGAGAAACAAAATGGGACGTCCATTAAGAAAAGATGTAAGAGGTACTGATGTAATTAACACGCCAGCATCTACAGCAACTGGCATTACAGTATCATTTTACGACGGTTCAACAAATCAAACCGACGGCATTATTATTAAACAACGCGGTGCAAATTCATTTGTAGTTGCTCGTATTGGTACACCAGGTACTACTTTTGTTTGTAAGTTGGTAGATACAACACCAAACGCAGCAGGCGAAATGCTAATGCGAGGTTCGACTACTGGCCAATTAGACGCAGCGTTAGTTCCTATTGCAAAACTTTCACGTAGACTAGCTTACGGTTTTCCGTCAAGCCCAGTACTAAGTGGCGGATTTAACCGCGGCGAAGACTCAAATGCTTCTACAAATCATGATGCTACTCGTTACACTTGGTATTTAGAAAGCGATTCGTCAGCTGATTATATTGTTCTAACAGCAATTTAATTTAAGGAACTAGTATGGGACAGGTTGTACAAGTTAACGGCGATTATACGATTAAGGCCAAGCAAGGGTCTAACATTATTTTTGATGTTGGAACTGGGCCTGAAGCCGGTAACGTTAAGATAACTGGCAACCTGACCGTTGTTGGCGAAACATTAATTGTTCAAACAACAGATTTAGCTGTAGAAGATAACATCATTACTCTTAACAGAGGTGAAGCAGGATCCGGAGTTACTAAAATACTTTCAGGTATTGAAATTGATCGAGGACTATTAGCCAACACTTCTTTTATATACGATGAATCCACACAAAGTTGGCAAATTGCTGAAGGCTCAACCGAACTAGGTTTTAATAATTTTTCTAATAGTTCATTACGATTAAAAACATTGTTAACCTCTATGGACGAAGACGAAGGCGATTTAACTTTATTTGCCGAGGCAGGTAATACTGGAGTTTTAAAAGTTGGCGGCGCAGCGTTATATAACGAGCGAGTTACCAATGATAACGATATTCCAAATAAGAGATATGTTGACCTTGCTATTCAAACTAATCCAACATTTCAAATTCGTTCACCTGGTGCGCTAGTTGGAGTACCAGAAAGCCAAGTAAAAGGAGATACTCGTGTTGTAGCATTTGACTTCAGTGCAACATATGACGAGGCATTATTCCCAATCGGGCCGTTTACTGATTCTGGCGACTTACCAAGTGAAAGTTTTGTTGCACTACTAGTTGATAATCAATTGGTTGGATCGGTGTTTGTTAACAGATTTAACGTTGCCGGTCTAACATTTTGGCAAGAGGATCCAAGCTATCCAGGCCAAGCACCTGCTTCTATAATTCAAACAACCGGAACTGACGGAAATTTAAAATTAGAAACCAACGGTCCGGGAAAAGTTGAGATAACTAATGCTATACAGTTTAATGATAACCAAGGATATAATGAAGATGGTGGCCCAACAGCATTTCCATTACAAAGTGTAATATACGGCGGAAAAATTGGAGCTGGAAATACCGGAATATATGTTTCGGCACAGAATTTTAATAGTACAAACATACAAAGAAGTGAATTGATCAGCAAAAAGAAAGCTTTACTTTTTAGTATGTTATTTTAAGAGACAACTATGATATATAGCACACGAATAACAAACGCAACAACTGATACAATAGTGTATACTAGTTCTACTACTGGTGCTGCTGTTGGTGGTCTTATAGAATCAGCAGACACTGCGATTACTAATATTATACTTTGTAACACAGGAACTCCGGATTCTACAGACGAAAATGTAAATACAGTTTCTGTTACTATATATTTGCTAAATGCCGATGTCAGTCTTACTCCGTCGGTGTCTAACACAATTGTCAGCAATTTGATTGTTCCTGCTGGCGAAACAATATTTTTTAGCGACGAACGAATTGTATTACGAGGTACTTCGGTAAATGCAAGAGGCAGCGACAAAGTTGTTGTAAGAGCTAGTGCTGCTAATTTAATTACTGTAACGGTGAGTGCATTAATTGTATGAGGTTCCTTAAATCAAAAGCTCTTTCTAAATATAGTCCAACAGATCAAACTCTGTTTAGTAATTCTGCAGGTCGTGCAGTAATGAGTGGCAAAGGTGCGCTGCGACTACCGAAAGGAACAACAGCCCAACGTCCGGACCTTACAGGCGTAAGGGTTCTTGGTGGAGCATACGGTTATATTCGTTATAACACAGATTTAAATGCCATTGAAGCCTACGTGGGAGACGGTGTTTATAGTTCTTGGGAAATTGTTAGAGAAGCAGCAACTGAAACAGTTACTAGACAAAAAATTGAAACAGCAGACGGGTTAGAATCATCGTTTGGACCGCTCGATTCAATTCCTGCAGATGCCAAAAACATCATAGTCTACGTAGAAAACGTATTTCAACATGGTGGCGAAAACTATAATATTGATACCAGCACATACCCAGGACAGGCGTGGATTCAATTTGCCAGCCCTGTGCCAATGGGCAAACCTATTTGGATCTATTACGGCATAACTAACTAACAGCCAAAACAGGTAAATATACGTATCAAAGAATTGGAGATACGTGATGGCCCTGGTATTAGTAGATAGAGTCAAAGTAAGAACACAAACTGCCGGAACTGGCACATTAACCTTGGGACCTGCGGTCGAAGGATTCCAAACATTTGCATCTGTAGGTACCGGTAATACTACCTATTACGCTATTGTTGACAATCGAGGCAATTGGGAAACCGGACTAGGTACATATACATTATCAAGTTCTGTACATTCTTTGGCCCGCACTACCGTTTACAGTTCATCTAATGGCGGAGCCAAAATTAATTTTCCAGCCGGAGCAAAAAATGTATTTTCTACATACCCGGCAGCTGCCGCAACTACATTGTTTGGCGGGCCAGGCAGTGCTCCGTCGGCAGTATATGCAAACACTATCTCAGTACTAGCAGACACAGCCAATGCAACTAACTATCCCTTGTTTGTAAACAACACAACAGGAAACTTAGCTACAAGAGTATCTACAGGATTCACATTTAATCCCTCAACTAATACATTAACTGCTGGTACTTTTTTAGGCAATGTGACCGGCAATGTGACCGGCAATGTGACCGGCAACGTAACAGGCAATGCTGGCGGCACATCATCTAGACTATCTACAGCTAGAAATATTAACGCTGTGGCGTTTGATGGCAGTGCCGATATTACAATAACAGCCGCAGCAGGAACACTAACTGGCACAGAATTAAAATCAACTGTAGTTACCAGCAGTCTTACAAGTGTTGGTACATTAACTAATTTGACAGTCACCAATACAATTGTTGGCAAAGCACAATCTAGTCTTGCTGCAGATGCTGTATCAACCAGTTCTACTATCAATAATGTTTCTTATTATTTGTTAATTGCATCGGCAGTTAGCGGTAATCAGGAACCTAACACAACCTCTACGTTACGATTCAATCCGTCAACCGGAGTATTGTCAGCAACATCATTTGCAGGTGTGTTTACAGGAAATGCTGATACTGCAACAACATTACAAACCGGTAGAAATATTAATGGTGTTAGTTTCAATGGATCTACAGATATCACAATCGGAATGCCGGTTAGAGCATACCAAAAAACAGCAGACATAACCGGATCCGGCACCGTGGCATTTGCATCAACTGCCACAATATCAATAGGAGCAGCTTTTGGTACTATGGCAAATACTGGAATTTTTACATTTTCTCGAGCTGGTACATACCAAGTTAATGTAAACTATAATGTTAGTGCAGATCCCGATGCTTGGGGCGGTATTAACGGGACAACTGGCAATAGATACAATCAGTTTAAGAAAAATTCCACCGGCGCAGCAATTGGCAGTGTCAGTGATATTATCACAGTTAGTGCTAATGATACTTACGAATGGAAAACCAACAATCTAGTAATAGTCTACGGAAGCCCTGCTTCGACTGCCACTAAAATACAATTTGTACAACTAGGATAATAAAAAATGTCAGGAACTATATCAGATGATGACTTTGGGTTTGGCGGTTCGAGTCAAGGAACAGAACCAAATTATCTTGCAGCATTAGGACGCATCAGCGGTAAAGCTCTAGCTGACAATCTAGAACGCAATGGTATTGACCTAACATTTAGGAATGGTGGTAACGATCCTGATTTATTGTATCTTGATGTTACCAACAAGCGGTTAGGTATTAATAGAGAAAGTCCGACATTTTCTTTAGAAATCGTAGGTACATCTAAAGTCACTGACAGTGTGAATGTTAATGGAACATCAGCTAAAATTTCTAATATTATATTTGGAACCAACGGCACGGTGTCAACCCAAGTGGGCCCAATCAACATTATCCCAGCAGGATTGGACCCGTATATACAATACGGAAAAGTCTTAACAGACGATTTAGAAATTAATGACAACTATATTAGAGCAAATATAACCAATCAACCTGTTGAAATGTTTGCCCACGGAACTGGAATAGTAGACATCGGGTCGTCAACAACAGTTACTGGAAATTTACAAATTGTAAGAATTAGCGAAACAGAGCCCGAACTTAGTGGAAATATTACAGCAAACGGTAACGTGCAATTCAACGGACAATTTGTAATAGGTGACAGCCCACTAGATACAGTCGCAGTACAAACTGATTTTACGCAGTCGATAATTCCAGGTGCTACTTTAACATACGATCTAGGAGCATTGAATAAACGTTGGCGCGACATACATTTTTTATCACTACAAGGTGTTTCAAATATCAATGTTAACAATGCGTATATTGGCCAGGTGTTAATTTCTGGAAACGGAATATCAAATTCAGTTAACAATACTGACATAATTTTTGATGCTGGCGGTGTAGGTAAATTGTCATTAGAAGATTTTGATATTATAGATTCAGAAATTATTAATATAGCAGGAACACCTACAATTTTAGAATCTACGGGTATTGGTTATTTTGAAATTGATGATACCAATGCTATAGTTATTCCTGTGGGTTCGGATAGACAACGATCATTTACTGAAGTAGGTGAAACCCGTTGGAACACAGATCGAGGCTACCTAGAGTGTTTTGATGGTAATGTTTATCAAGTAGCATCAGGAGGCGGAGCTGTTGTAACACCAAGACTCATGGAAGAGTTTGGTAATTTATATGCCCTCGTACTAGGCTAAATTTCCATTAGACATAAATACTATTACTGTAAAGACTGACCAAGTTTTTACGATATTCAACAGTGGTAAACCCGCTATGTAAGGTGGTTATCCGTGTAACACGGTGTCTAAGGAGAGCACATGGCTATTGGTCGTATTAGCGGTCCGCTCTTAAAGCAGAATCTCATCCGAGACGGTGTGAATCTAGCCTTTGAGACCGACCTTTTATATCTTGATGTTGTAAACAGCCGAGTTGGTGTTAATACCACTTCGCCGCAACACGCCTTAGACATAGTTGGTACTGCACGTACTACAAATTTACAAGTTACAAATCAATTAAATGTTGGCAACTTTACAGTTACCGGCAACACCATTTCTAGCACATTGCCTACAATCAGTTTTGTTGCATCAGGCGGTGAAACAACAGCATATCATTCTCGATTAACAGTCGACGACATCGACATCAGAGCCAACACAATTTCTACCACAGTATCGAACGCTAATTTAGAACTTAAAGCAAACGGTACTGGAATCATTGATATTCAAAGCAGTTCTAGAATTACCGGCAATCTCACAGTTACTGGAAATATCAATGCAGGCGGCAACATTACAATTGGCGGAAATCTTATTATCGGTGACGCACTTACTGATACTATAACAATCAATGCTAGCCTCAACAGCAGTTTAATTCCCGAAGCGTCTAATTTGTACGACCTCGGTTCTACAACTTTCAAATGGCGTAGTGTCTATGCTAATAATTTAACCACTGACAGTTTAACTTTAAATTCTTTTCAAATTGGTGATATTTCTATTACCGGTAATAGAATTAGTACTGTAACTAATCAAGATTTAATTCTTAGCGCCAGCGGCACAGGTAGAATTTCTATTGGAAATTTTGCTATTAGAGGAAACACTATTACAAATACTGCAAATAACGCAGTTTCTGTAATTACTCATACAGGCAACGGATATCTTAAAATTAATGGCACAAATGGTTTTGTATTGCCACGTGGCGGATCAGGTGACAGACCAACACTATATGCTGTTGAGGGAATGACAAGATACAATACAGATTCAAAAGCCATTGAAATTTGGGACGGCACAACATGGGCTAGTCCGTCAGGTACATCAGGAGCGGTATCAGAAGGTTCCGCTAACGATATTTCAGTAGCATTCGCATTAATGTTAGGATAAGATTATGCCAACCGTATTTAAACACGCACTTGAAACACAAATAGGAACAGTTCCTACAGAAGTATATACAGTGCCTATTGGATTTAGAGCAACAGTTATTGGTTGCAATTTAGCTAATGTCACAGAATATGACACTATCGTTATTGATGTGTATATTACAGAAGCAGAAACCAGTACAGCAGCATCATATATTAAAGGATTAGTTATTCCGCCTAGTACAGCAGTAAAGTTAATTACCAACGGTGAAAAATTAATTCTAACACAGAACACAGGCATCAAAATTGTCAGCAATACAGCAGACAGTTTAGATGTAGTATTAAGTTACGTTGAAATATCATAAGGAGTAAATCATGGCAGCAGGCAGCTATTACTTTGGTGAAGATCCGGATAAGCGATTAGGCGATAGTCCTAGGTATTTCTACGGTCTTAGAAAAAATGAAAACGGTAGTCTTTTTATGATTCGTAGTGATCAGTCAAAAGATAAAGAAACAGTTCAAATCAATAACTTAGGATTAGAGGACGACAACTTTAATGATTTTGAAGTTGCAGTAGACTTTACTGAAGGTGTTGACGTAAATCACAATCCAGTCTATCCAAACTTGAGATACCCGCAATATCGTTGGGACGATAGATCTATTTTTTATTATGTTAACGACGATGGCGAACTTGTTGCCCGAGTAAATAACGGCTATGCTTATCCAACCGGCATGTCAGAGGATTAAGATTAAAAATGGCAGAATTTAAATTAAGTAGATTAAAATTTACATGGCTAGGAGCATGGAGCTCTTACGCCAGATATAATCCAGATGATATTGTTAGCTTCGGCGGACAATCATACGTTTGTTTAGAAAGTCATGCTGCGTCAAACGACTTTTATGGCGACTTAAATTATTACAACAATGACGTACCACCGTTATTGGTTCCTAAATGGGAACTAATTGCCAGCGGTAATTCGTGGCTAGGTGATTGGATTGCAAGTACATATTATCGCGTTGGCGATATAATCAAGAGAGGCGGCGCCCTTTACATCTGTACTTTTGCACATACATCTCCAGCAGCAACTACTGGTAACTCTTCAGGCGAGCAGGCATTTTCGGTAACTGGTGTAGATACAAGCAATGACCCAGTACAATTATGGGCTCAATATTTTTCCAGCCAATCATGGATGAAAGATTGGACAGTTACTACCTACTACAAAATCAATGACGTTGTTCGTTACGGTGGTAGAATATTTAAATGTATTTCAGCGCACACGTCAGCTGGAGATCCTAAAGACGGACTAGAAGCCAGTTTATCTGATTGGGTTACAATATCAATTGTTGATGCATGGAGAGGGAGCTGGGCGTTAGACACCAAGTATCGATTAAACGATCTTGTTAAAGATGGCGGCAATGTATATCAGTGTGTTACACCACACGTTTCTGCAGTTGATGTTGCCATAGGGCGTGAAGGCGATGCCTCTAAATGGGCATTGTTGCACAACGGTGTTCAATATGTTGGAGTATGGTCTGGCGGAATTGCAACATACAAAATTAACGATGTTGTTAAGTACGGTTCATACTTGTATCAGTGTAGACAATTTCACACAGCCGGTACAACTTTTGATTTGTCATACTGGGAAATATATTGTCCAGGTGTACAATTTGATCAAGTATGGCAAGGTGCGGTATTAGATGGAACTACAGTAATTATACCACCAACTGTTTATCAGACAGGCGATATTGTAAAATATGGTGGAAATTTATATGTGTCGTTGCTTACAAATATAAATCAAAATCCTGCAGTTACCACAGCATGGGCAAAATTATTTGACGCTGTTCGAGTAACAGGCGAGTGGGATCAATATCACCCTTATTTTCCAGGCGATGTTGTTCGTCGTGGGGGTAATGTATATACAGCAATATTAGACAACTTAAATCAAGATCCAGATTTTTTTAACGACGACACAACAACAAACTCAGTTTATTGGGATTTGATCATTACTGGTAGTAAGTGGGCAGGCATATGGATCCCAGGACGTACATATGTATCAGGCGAAACTGTTGTCTGGGTATCAAGTTCATACATTTGTCAAGACAAGCATTTATCTGATCAAGGTAACAGACCTGATGACGATTACTACGAAGACGGTAGTACTATTGTAGGAAGATATTGGTTAAAAGTTACCAATGGTAACAAAATAAATCGATTAAAGAAACGCGGAGACTTGCGTACATTTGGTCCAACACAAGATGGTAGTACTGTAGGATATACAACTATAGAAATTGGCACACCGGGACACGTTGCACAAGCGACTAACGGATTAGTTACTTGGCGTCCGATGTTCGAAACCCCAAAAGTGTACTATGTTGCAATGACAGGAAAAGATGATCCATTGGCTGGAACATCTCCAAATGCTCCATGGCGCACTTTACGATACGCTTTAGAAAATGTTACCGGATATGCAACTGTCAATGTTAGAACCGGAGTATTTGAAGAAGTGTTGCCATTGCGTGTTCCAGCATTTGTTGCTGTTCAAGGCGACGAACTACGATCAACAGTGATAAAGCCAGCAAATGGAATAATTGATCAAACTTATTATGATCAAATTATTGCTGCTATAGAATATATTGGTAATATATCAGAATTTGTTGTAAGAAATATACCAATCGGAGCAGATGATCCAGTCGCTCCAACAACATTGTTGTACGGAGAAATTCCTCAAGACTTTTCAGCGGGAGCTGCAACAACAGATGAATCATTAATCATTACTAGTTTAATTTCACAAATAGTTAATAGACTAGAAACTTTTTCATCGATATCCATTTCCGGATCAAACTCACTAACAGCAACCGCTAATCGTGTGAAAGCATACAACACGATGATAAACAACAAAGCCTTTATCAAGAACGAAGTTACTTTGTATATTGAAAGTGTGTTTATTGATTCCACCGCAGTGTCGCTTCCCGAAAGATGGAGTGATGACCTAGATCGAATTATTAATGGCATTACCTATGACATTGGATATGTTGGCAATTACAAAACTGCTGAGGCATCGACCTTCTTTGTTAATGCGTTCGACTACGGTAATAATAAAACTGAAAATATGTTTTTGTTACGTGATGGTACAGGATTACGTAACATGACATTGGTTGGGTTAGAAGGAACACTGGGAGAGCTAAGTATCTATCTAACACGTCGCCCTTCTGCAGGTGCATATGCCAGTTTAGATCCAGGTTGGGGTCCAAGTGACTCAACAGTATGGGTAGGATCTAAATCACCGTATATTCAAAACGTTACCACATTCGGTACAGGGTGTATTGGCCTTAAAGTCGATGGCGACATACATGGCGGTGGCAATCAAACTATTGTTTCTAACGACTTTACGCAGGTGTTATCAGACGGAATTGGTGTGTGGTGTAATGGCGCTGGACGAACTGAAGCTGTGTCAGTTTTCACTTATTACAACTACATCAGCTATCTATGCACTGCTGGCGGAAAGATTCGTGGAACAAACGGGAATAGTTCATATGGAACATTTGGCGCTGTTTCTGAAGGATTCAGCACAACAGAAAATCCAATTACTGCAACTGTTAATAATCGTTATTATCAAGCAGATGTTGCACAAACATTAATTGGCGCCAACGGAGACATTTTAAAAGTATTTTATAGTGATGCTGGTGTAAATTACACCAACGCTACTTACAATTTGGTAGGCGCCGGCAACGATGCTGTTATCATTGGTGATGATTTCCGTGACGGCGCTGTATATGAAGTTAGAATTGTAACAGCAATGGATTCAACAATAGCTGGTGGTTCAAGCTATATGTTCAATACAAATACTTCACAAGGCGGCGATACTATTTCAATCACGCTGGCCGGATCAAATGATAATACTGCTGCAGAATATCGCACATTACGATTATTAATTACCAGCGGAACAGGCACAGGACAATATGGTTATATTGCTGAATACGACGATGTGGGCAAAGTTGCTTATATCGGAAAAGAATCAAAAGCTTCGTTGACTGTAGTATCAAGTACTACTGGTCTGGCTGGTAGTTTGTACACACTTACATCAGTTAGTGGATTAGCAATTAACGACAGAGTGATTTTTACTGGGACCAAATTTGGTAACATACAAGATTTCACTACCTATTACATCAAGACCATTGACACAGGTACAAAGAGAATTACATTGAGTCTTAGCTCAGGCGGCGCTACTTATAGTAGTTCGTTAGGAACAGGAACAATGACTTTGCACTTTGTTGGATGGGAACATATTGTTCCAGGAACTACTATTTTATCAGTGCTAGATAAAAGTTCTAATTACAGCATTGAACCAAGAGTAACTTTTAGCAGCCCTGGATTTTCAGCGGCTACCGGTGGTGTACTACCAACCGAAAGCCAGTGGTTAAGTGTTGCATCAAGCGATAGTGTTTATGTAGCAGTAGGGTTGGCATTAAATACCGCTGCGTACTCAACAGATGCGCAAACATGGTTAACTGCTAGTTTGCCTTATACTGGATTATGGTCTAGAGTTAGATATGTCAATGGACAATTTATTGCATTTGCTGAATTAGGAAAAGCAGCTAGATCTGTGAACGGATTATCATGGTCAGCAATAACAATGCCAAGCACCAATGTAGACTGGCGCGATGTTACCTATGGAAATGGCAAATATGTTGCTATTGCCAACGGCGGCACCTCAGCAGCAACCTCAACAGACGGAATTACTTGGACAGCACAAACACTCCCCGAGGGCGCAGAATGGAATTCTATAGAGTACGGTAAAGGTAAATTTGTAGTTGCTGCACAAAGTGATTCAACTATAACAAACTTATTGTACAGCACTACAGGACTATCTGGATCTTGGACTATCGGTTCGGTTCCAAGTGGAATCATAGCACTAGCATACGGGAACAACAGATTTGTTGCCATTTCCGGTGGATACATTGGGGCTAACACTTCCTACACCAGTGTTGACGGAGTAACGTGGAGCAGTGCGGTAATAATTCCAACAGCAAACTGGCAAGACCTCACTTATGGTCAAGGATTGTTTATGGCTGTTGCTACCGGTACTAATACTGTTATTACGTCACAAGATGGTATTTCATGGACCACACAATCTATACCAAGTTCAGGTACTTGGTCGGCAGTGACTTTTGCAAATATTAACAAGCCAGGTAAATTTCTTATCGTGGCTGGCGGCACTGGAAACAGCACAGCTACTATATTGATAACAACTGGAGTAACTGCACAGGCTCGTGTCTATGTTGTAGGTAATAAAATATCTCAAGTTAGGTTGTGGGATACAGGTAGTGGATACACTAGCACTCCAGCAATTACACTTACAGATCCAAACAATGTTAACGATGTTTCACTAGAAGTTAGAAGAGGAAACGGAGTTCTAGGTGTGCCTACTATTGAAAATGGCGGGACCGGATATGCACAGACTAGTACAACAATTACTATTACAGGTAATGGTTATAAAGATCAGTATCAAATTGGATCATTTTTAGTTGTTAGCGGATTGACTCGTATTCCAGGACCTGGAGATAACGTTTCGATTGGCGGCATTAATGATTACACTTACAAATTATTAAATTGTTTAATTTTAGGTGGGTCACTAGGCAACTACACAGCAAGATTGAATATTGGTAAAGATTTAAACATTGAAGAATCCCCAGAACATGGAATTCCAGTGTCGATTAGGCAATTTTACAGTCAATGTCGATTAACAGGACACGATTTCTTAGATGTTGGGCTAGGTAACTTTATCCAAACAAATTATCCTAACACACTATTTCCAAACGGAACTGTGGTTTCTCCTGAAAACGAAGTTCAAGAAGCCAACGGTGGTCGTGTATTCTACACAACCACTGATCAAGACGGTAACTTTAGAGTGGGTGAATTATTTGCTGTTGAGCAGTCAACTGGTATTGTTACATTAAATGCTCAATTCTTTGAACTGCAAGGTTTAGAAGAATTGCGATTAGGCGGAATTGTTGTAGGCGGAACGGGTGTTGTTGTTCGTGAGTTTTCAACAGATGTAACATTTACATCTGATTCGAACAATGTTGTACCGACACAAAAAGCAATCAAAGCCTACATTCAACGTAGGGTATCGGGCGGTGGTGCAGATGCAATTACTGGAGGATTAACTGCTGGAGTAGTTCAGGTAGGATCACCAGATAGACTTACAACAACAGACGGATCGGCTTTAATTTTTAGAAATAAGGTCAACTTGACAGGCGGTATAGATGGCGATATGTTAGTTTTAGCATATTTTACATCTAGTGGGGCGTAAGTATAACACTTACAAAAGTTTGATAAATATCATATAAGAGCATAAACGGAGCTTTAAATGGCTGAATTTAAATTAGGTAGAATTAGATTTGTATGGAAAGATCAGTGGACAACTGGAACAACATACTACAAAGACGACGTCGTTAATTATGGCGGTAAAACATTCCTTTGCGTAGTAGGACATACTGCTGCTGCGGATTTTTATACCAACTTAGATAACGTTCCAACAAAATGGAATCAATTTTCAGACGGTCAAGTATGGAAAGGAAACTGGACTGCATCTAGTACATTATATAAAATTGGCGATATTGTAAAATATGGCGGCCTAGTTTATATTTGTATAGATGGTCACGCAAGTCAATCTACGCTCGAACTTGATCAAAGTAAATGGGATCTATTTGCCGAGTCACTTGACTGGAAGGGCAATTGGGCTATCAACATAACTTACAAGGTCAATGACGTTGTTAAATACGGCGGATCTGTATATCTTTGTAATACTGCTCACACATCTGCAGCAAATACTACAGCAGGACTTGAAGCCAACTCCAGCAGCTGGGATACCTATTCACGCGGTATAGAATGGAAAGGCAATTGGGCTACTAGCACACGTTACAAACTTGGCGACGTAATAAAATATGGTGCCACAACTTATGTGTGCAACACATATCACACATCTAATGCTTCTGCTGCCAGTGGACTAGAAGTAGATCAAAGCAAATGGGATTATTTTAATCAAGGCATTGAATATAAAGGTGATTGGAGCGGGTCGACAGTTCGTTATAAAGTTAATGACGTTGTTAAAAATGGCGGCGGCACATGGATTTGTGTAACCAGTCATACAAGCACAGCAAGTTTTGTAACTGATCAAGCCAATTGGAATAAATTTGTTGAAGGTGTACAGTATCGCACAAACTGGTCATCAGTTAATTCATATCAACCAGGTGACATTGTAAAGTATGGCGGAAATAATTATATTTCTAAAACAGCGCACATTGGTTCGGCCGGAAGCCCACCATCAACAAACACAACAGACTGGTCATTATTTGCTACAGGATTTAGTCTTGTAGGCGATTGGAGTAACGGTACTGCTTATCGTATTGGCGAAATTGTTCGCAACGGTGGGTATACATATGTTGCATTACTTGATAACCAATCACAAAAACCACCAAATGCCACATACTGGTCAAAATTAAACGAAGGTATCAAATGGCGCGGTGCTTGGTTAACTGGAACAGCATACGAATTAGGCGATGCAATCAAAGACAGCACAAACAGTTATATTTGCATCCTTACACATACTGCTGGAACACCAAACAAGCCAACAACTGACATTGCTGGAACATATTGGAATTTATTAACTGGCGGTAACGAAGAAAGCGTTCTAACTACCACTGGAGATTTAGTATACTATGGTGGCGCAGGCGCTACACGTTTGCCAGTTGGTGATGCAGGTCAAGTGCTTGCAGTTGAAAACGGATTACCTGCATGGACCTATTTTGGTCGTGTAGCAAAAGTATTTTATGTTGGACCTAACGGCGTTAACAGTCCAGCACCAACTTACGGGTTAACTATCGATCAGCCTTTTGCAAGTTTAAGATACGCACTTGAACAAATTGAAAATGGTTATCAAAATGCTAATGCAGGATTCCTATTAAAAAATAATAGACAGTTTATTCAGAAAGAAATTGTTGAATACATTGACTATCAAATTGCCAATGCAGTAAGCCCGTTTGTTGGACTAAGCTACATTAAAGCCACATGCCAACGTGATATGGGACTTTTAGTTGACGCAATTATTCATGATCTAACTCACAGCGGAAATGTCAAAGTTATTGAAGCTGCTAGAACCTATTATAATACACTAGGCACTGGTTATATTACAACACCGTTTGGCACACAAGTTGCACAAACAGTTGCCGCTATCAATTACGGTCTTACATTGATGGGTAATATACTAGCAAACACTGCTCCTGCAAGCAATTATCAAACATTAAATGGTATCGGCTCTGGCGACAGAATTAAACAGTATATCAATACTAGCTATACTGCTGAAAGTGGAACCACCACTCTAGCAACAGCATTAACAGCAGTAGTAACTGATGCGTTAACTGCCGGCAACACCAACAGTTTACCAGTAGCAGATATTCCAGGATATACAGTATTTGTAAAAACTGGACAATTCTATGAAGTATTACCAATGCGTGTGCCAGCAAATACCGCCATTGTTGGTGACGAACTTCGCTCTTCAAGAATTAGTCCAGCAGGAAAAATTATTGCAACTAATGATAAAGTCAAGTCAGTATCGGCTCTTCAAAGATTACAAGCAATCACTGATGAAATTATTGTCAACACAACAATTACTCCTACAACAGGAAATACAGCAACTCAAGTTACCACAGCACAGATTGCAGGTAGCGTGGGAAGCTCAACAGCAGTAACGTCGGTACAGAATAATACTACTGAAATTAGAGACATTTTAACTAATGGTATTGGGGCCGCGAACTCATATGTTTACCCAGACCCATCAGGGTATGGCAGTGGGTATAGTAATGCTCGCAGATTAATTCTTGCTAACAAAGCATTTTTAGTTGACGAAGTTAGCACTTGGATTCTTGCACAAATTGCAGGAAGCGTTAGCCCGTTTGTAGGATTTACCTATACAGGCACACGCAGAACTAAATGCGAACGCGACGTTGGCTATATTGTTGATGCCTTAGTGTATGATTTAACCTACGGCGAAACAAGCGGTTGTAATTTGGCCACACAAATTGTGGCTCGTTCATATTATTCATATGGTGTATTTGTTGAGCCAACTGTAGAAAAAGCACCGGCATTGGCTGTGCAAAATCGTATCAAAGACATCATTGATAATATTGCCACAGGCAACACAGCAGGTTGGACAAAAACAACAGCATTAAGTCAAGATGTATCAGGAACACCTGGTTCTGCTCCAGCAGCAACATTTGCCCAAGCACGTATTCAGGAAGTATACGACACTATCAACACTGGCACAACACCAACCACTATCGCTCCAAGTACAGCATGGGTATCAAGTGCATTGGTAACTGCTGGCGCAGCATTAGCTACTGCTAAAGCAGATATTCAAACGCATGCAACTGACTATGTTGATGTAAACTATCCAACATTAAAATATACTAAAGCTACATGTGCTCGAGATGTCGGTTATATGGTTGATGCATTAATGTATGATCTAATGTTTGGATCAAACTTCTTGTCAATTCAATCTGGTCTATCATATTACAGAGGTACAGCTAGCGCACAGGTAGTAATTGCTAATCAACTAGCTGCAACCAATGCAATTATTAATTTTGTTTCTAAGAAAGCATCGCTATTTGCTGCATCGGGCGCAGTAGTTCTTGCAGATAACTTATGGACAGACATTATTGGTTATGTCAACACTGGCACACGCCCAATAGTAACCGGCTCTGTAAAACCAACAATTGAGTTATCAATGCTCAATGGTGCTGAAAATTTAAGATTAAACGCAGCATTTTTAGCAGCAGAAGCAACAGCATACATTGTTAATACAAACAAATCAACAGTTACAGCCACAACTGGTTCAACTACTGATACGCTAACTGGCGACACTACTTGGATGGTAGTGGGCGATACCGTTAGATTTACAGGTACAGTGTTTGGAGGTGTTGCTCTCAATACAACTTATTATGTTGTTAACATTGGCGGTGGCACAACATTTAAAATCAGCGATACTTTAGGCGGAGCAGTAAAAGATCTGTCTACAGCATCTGGTTCAATGACTGTAACTTATTACTTTAATCAAGCAAGATGTCAAAATGATGTCATTAACTATGTAAATGCCATAGCAGATGATCTAGTAAACACAGGTAACTACAATTCTGTAATGGCCGCACGTTATTACAGAAGCGCATTAACAGGTTCTAAACTTGAAGATATGTACTATGTACGTAATGGCGCTGGCATCCGCAATCAAACATTGCTAGGATTAGATGGTAGTTCTGATGGTAATACTACTGCTTATCAGTCTCCATTAACTGCGGAGCCAAATGAATACGGAACTAAACGTCCAAATGCAGGCGCTTACGTTTCTCTTGACCCAGGATGGGGTCCAAGCGATAGCAGAGTATGGGTCACAAACAAATCGACTTATGTACAAAACGTAACAACATTTGGTATTGGTTGCGTAGGACAAAAAATTGACGGATCATTACACGCAGGTGGTAACGATTCTATTGTATCAAACGACTTTACACAAGTACTATCAGATGGTATTGGTGCATGGGTTACTAACTTAGGCCGTGCTGAACTTGTTTCTGTATTCTCATACTATAACTACATTGGTTACCTAGCTGAGAACGGTGGTAAGATTCGTGCTACAAACGGAAACAACTCCTACGGTACGTTTGGTGCTGTTGCAGAATACATCGATATTAGCGAACAAGAAGTTACTGGTAATGTTACCAATAGACTTGCTGAAGCAGGAGTTGCCAACGTAATGACCAGCGGCGATGTTGTATATGCTTTAGAGTATAATAATGCAGGATCTGAATACAGCTCTGCGGCTTACACATTTTCTGGCTCAGGAATTAGTGTAGCCGCAGTTGGCGACGAATTCCGTGATGGCAGTGTATTCCAAGTTCGTTTGGTTGATCCAGGCGATTCAACAGGTGGTGGTGGATACAATTATCTAACATCTTCTAACACTGCTCAAGGCGGAACGACAACACAAATTACACTAGCGGCTGCTGATAATCAAGCAAGTGCGGCATATGTTGGCATGTTTATCTACTTGACAGCAGGTGTAGGCGCTGGCCAGTTTGGTTATATCACAGCTTACAATGCAGCAAGTAAAGTAGCTTTGGTTTCTAAAGAATCTACAGGAACGGCTGGATGGGATCACGTAGTTCCAGGAACAGCTATCGAAGCTGCTCTTTCTGTAACAACAACTTATACAATTACTCCAAGATTAACATTTACCGAACCTCCATTTACAACATCAACATCAACATTGCCAAGTTCTCAAAATTGGACTGACGTTGCCTATGGTGACGGTACTGGTTCTTACACCAGTATTTCTGCAACTGGTGGCGCAGGTACATTGGCCACATTTGATGTTACTCGTAGAGAAGGAGTCTACACTGTTGCTGTTAATGTTCCAGGCGTTCTATATGTTGCTGGAAATACATTAACAATTCTAGGTACAAGTTTAGGTGGTGCAACACCAGCTAATGACCTTACAATTACTGTTGCTACCATAGCTTCGGGTAGTAACGGTGTTGCTACAATAACAAGTAGTGGTACAGCAGTAACACAAAACTATGTGGCTATTGCTTACGGAACAACCGCAGCAGCAACATCAATAAACGGCACAACTTGGGTTGCAATGACAATGCCAGCGGCCCTTAACTGGACTGCGATAGATTACGGTACTGTGGCAGGAGTAGGTTACTATGTGGCAGTTGCTTCAGGATCTACAAATGCTTACTACTCTACAAATGGTACTACCTGGTCCGCTGGATCTGTTGGTGCAGGAGCATGGTCAGACATTGCTTACGGTAATGGATCATTTGTGGCCATTGCTCAAGCATCGGTCTCATCAACCACTTATGCAAGAACAACAAACGGTGGAGTGACTTGGACTGCAAGTACATTTGCAGCTGGATCAACAGCGATTGCATACGGTGGTGGAAAATTTGTTACAGTGCAAGGTGGCGGCAGCAGAAATTCTGCGTATTCAATTAATAATGGTGGTGCATGGACCGTAGTTCAACTGCCAACTAACAATGATTCGTCTAACTCTAACTGGGTTGACATTGCATACGGTAATGGCAGATTTGTTGCAATTGCTGATAATGCAGCACAAGCAGCTTATTCATTGAACGGCATTGCATGGACCAGAAGTGTACTACCAAATATCTACGAATGGTCGTCAATTCAATACGGACAAGGTGTTTTCTATGTAACATCATATGGTTCAGACGCAGTAAGTTCACCAGATGGTGTTACTTGGACTGTGCGTGACGGCAAGTATACAACTGTAACAGTAACATCAACATCTAAAGATACAACTGCTACAACATATACCGCACAAACATTGCCAAGCACAAGCTATTGGACTGATGTTATTTGGACTGGAACAAAATTTGTTGCTATTGGTCACGATAATGCAGCAGCGATAGTTGGTGCAACATCAACAGACGGTATGACTTGGAGTGCTTTGACAATGCCTAGCGTTTCTGCTTATACAGTATCAGCATTGGCTTTTAATGGTACTACTAAGTATGTTGGATTAATTCAAGATTCACGCAACATTGTTTACTCTGCAGACGGCACAACATGGTTGTCAACTCTCAATGCTATTCCTACAACTGGCGGTTGGTCAGATATGGCGTATGGTGCTGATAAGTTTGTAGGTATCAGTGGTTCGCAAAACAGAACAGCTTATTCATTCGACGGAGTTACATGGCTCAACGGTACAATTAGTCCTAGCTCAACAGAATACACAAGTATTGCCTACGGTAATGTTGGTGCAAACACTTACTATGTTGTAGTTTCGGGTTCATCTGGAACTAGTCAAGTGAGTGCTTACTCTGCAGATGGTATCACATGGACAGCTGGTAACACTATGCCAACTGCCGATGTATGGAGTTCTGTAGCATACGGAGGTAGTAGATTTGTAGCAGTTGCAGGTAACACAACAGGTACAACAACAACTAAAGCAGCATTCTCAACAAACGGTACTACATGGACCGCCGCAACAATGCCAGGCGCAGCAGCAGCTTGGAACAAAGTTATCTACGGTGGCGGTGCATTTACAGCGTTTGCTTATGGCAGCACACGTACAGCATACTCAGTTAACGGGTCAACATGGGTAGAAGGTCCAACCAGTGCTTCGACTAGCACATGGTTAGCAGCTATCTATGGTAACTCACGTAACGTAGTCCTTTCTGGTGCAGGCAGCAATAAAGCAGAAAGTTTAAACTTTGTATTGGATACAAACTATCTAACAATGACAACACCTTCTACTGTGCTTGAAGTAAACCAAAGAATTAGATTCTCTGGAACAGTGATTGGCGGAATACGTAATGATACACCATATTTTATTACTTCAGTTAACGGGACTACACAATTTACAGTATCTCTTAGCAAAGGCGGCAGTGCTGTTGTAATGAGTACTGCAACAGGATCAATGACTGGCACAGTAAGTGCTGCTTATCAAGCATCGGTGTTAGGAAATCCTGGCGGAACTCCAAGATGGGTAGTCCTTAGTGACGGCATTGCTGGTGCATTGAATATTAGTCAAGGTGCTACAACCATGGCTAGAGCCTATGTTACTAATAATGCAATCAGTGAAGTTTGGATTAGAGAGCCTGGATCTGGTTATGTATCAGCGCCAACCATGACAATCACTGACCCAAATAACACAGGAGTTGATGCGCCGGTGGCAGTAAGAATTGCAAATGGCGCTCTTGCACAACCAACATTTACTAACAGAGGTACAGGATACGCAACAGCTACTTCAACGGTTACAGGTAACGGTTTTTCAGACAACTATCAATTGGGTAGTTATGTTGGATTTACCAATTTAACTGGAATTCCGTTCCCGGGTTCTAACGTACAAATTGCAGGAATTGACGACATTTGGTATAGACTTGTTAACGTTACTGGTGTGGCGCAAGATGCAAATACTGGATTATATTCAGCCACATTGCAGATTAGCCCCCCAATTAATAACGCAGAGGCTCCTGATCATCTAACTGCAACAACAATTAGACGCAGATATAGTCAGGTTCGATTAACAGGTCACGACTTCTTGAGCATCGGTACTGGAAATCAAGTGAATACTAACTATCCAGGATTACCATTATACGATGCTATTCCTGCAAACGAAGCAGTGGATAGTGGCGGCGGACGAGTGTTCTACACTTCCACCGACCAAGATGGTAACTTTAGAGTTGGTGGATTGTTTAACGTTGAACAATCGACTGGTGTTGCAACATTGAATGCTGATGCATTTAACATTGCAGGATTGAACGAATTGAGCTTGGGTTCTGTAGCACTAGGTGGTACTGGTGCAGTTATTCAAGAATTTTCAACAGATCCGTATTTCACACTAAACTCAGATGCAGTAATACCAACACAACGAGCTATTAAAGCATATATCACCAGCCAAATCGGTGGCGGTGGATCGCAGTTGAACGTAAATACCCTCACAGCCGGCGTAATCTATATAGCTGGACAGACAATCAGTACAACTACTTCTGTTCAGATTAACATAAATACTAAGGTGAATTTCAAAGGTGGTATTGACGGTACCGCGCTTGCTTTAAATTACTTTTTATTGAATAATTGATGGAGAATCGATAATGGCAACAGGATTATTAGGACAATCGGCACCCAATGCAGCACAATATACACAGGTATATGCAGTGCCAACTGGTTATTTTACAGCTTTGAGTATTTCGGTATTGAACCGAGCAGCCACACAAGCTTCTATTAGAATAGCCTTAACAGGAAACGTAGCACCGGTGGCCCCTAGCGCAGCAGAATTCATCGAGTATGATACTATCCTCGGTGGTAATGGCGTTCTAGAAAGAACAGGCATCATGCTTAATGCAAGCAAGTACGTGGTTGTCTACTCCACTACAGCAAACATATCAGTTTCTGTATTTGGAATCGAAACTTCAACAACATAATTTAGGAGAAACATAAAATGGGACGTCAGGTAACATCCTTTGGAACAGATGCAGTTGTTAATAAGACTATTACAACTACATACACCGCATCCGCAGGCGAACGAATTTTCGCTAATGCAACTGCAGGCGGCTTTACACTTACTCTACCACCTGCACCAGCAGACGGCGATACAATTCAAATTATCGACGTAGCCGGTATTTTTGGTACAAACAATGTAACGCTAGCAAGAAATGGTGTGAAAATACAAAATTTAGCTGAAGATTTAATTTTAAATTTAAACAACGCAGCAGTAACAATGATCTATTCCGGCGCAGCATTTGGCTGGGTATTCATTGGACCATAATTAGGAACACGAAATGACAAAACTATCAGATATTTTGTCTACAAGAGAGATCAAAGCCAACGAATCTAATCTCGAAAGAGGTAGAGTGTGGACAGTATCGCCTACGACAATGTATACTTGTATCCATGATTCAAGTAGATATTGCTGGATGTCTCCGGGTTGTGGAACATTAACTATTGAGATGTGGGGCGCCGCTGGCGGTAGTTCACGTATGTGTTGCTGCGGATTCGGACTTCCAGGTAATGCTCCTGGATATGTCAAAAAAACAATCGCAGTTTATTGCGGTAGTTGGATATGCGCTTGCCCAAGTCAAGCATGTAACGCTCATAGCTTATGCTTTGAAGGTTGCGGCTTACCATCATATTTGGTGTGGGATTGTGCTAGAGATCTTTGTGGATATACTCGAGGTTGCTTGTGCGCTCAGGGCGGACGTGGCGGCACATCAATTTGCTCAACAACTACATCAGCATACTGCTGTTTCTTATTTTGTACATTCTGTACAACACGTTTACCAGGTGATAACTGTGGTATTGTTTGTAATCAGTGCCCTGGTGCTTGGATTGGTTGCGGCTACGGCGGCGATATCAACTGCTGCGGTGGTATTAGTTACGTAGCATTTAAAGGTTGTTTACCAAGTTGCCCATGTCAAACAGAAGTTTACTTGGCGGCAGCGGCAGGTATATACGGCGAAAAAGGTGCATTCATGGCCTATGCAGTAGATTCCGATCCAGAATTTGATCAGTGGTCCGGAGCAGGCAAGATGGGTTCTATGCATGCTACAGCACAAACAAGTCGTTGGCCAGGTGGCGGTATTGGTTGGACCAGTTGCTATAACGGTAACCAAGGTTGCGGTTGCTATGATTCAAACGGTTGCTACCCATACTTGCCATACGGTGTTGGTGCTCCTCCGTCATTCCCATGCCCAGATGTCCGTGATCACGGTAAACGTGGCGGTCATGGTGCTATTAGATTGACATACAGAGGTAGCAATCCTACAACCGGTCAAAACTGTGCGAAATTTGGAGGCGCTTACTAATGACAACGTTAACACAACTATTAGGTAATCGCGAACTAGCGTTTGAAGATAACTTAGAAAAAGGTCGTATTTGGGTTTACTCAGAAGGCAATATGTACACAGGATTCTGTAATGGATTCTGTTGGAAGCCACCGGGAACTGGTACGGCTGTTATTGAAATTTGGGGTGCTGCAGGATCTGGCGCAAAAATGTGTTGTTGCGGTGCTGGATTACCAGGTAACCCTCCTGCTTATGTAAAGAAAACAGTCTGTGTATGTCCATCAAACTATGTTTGTGGTTATGTAGGTCGTAGCTGCAACAACTCTGACTCATTGTGTTTCCGTGGTTGTTCAGAGTCAACTTGCGTATGCTGGTTTGGATGCTCACCATTGGCACTTTATGAAAGTGGCACACAACCAAAACAACAAAATTCATGGAAAGGTAACAATCCGTGGGGCTGGGGCTCTGGATCAGCCGACCCAATTACCAGTGACGCAAACTGGACCGGTCAATCATTTATAGGAACTACTGAAGGTAACTTTGGTGCAAATAATAACGGATCTGGTTTTAAAGATGGATTCCAAGTTTGCCGTGCAGCAGGAGCCACTAACGGTTGCTTGTGCGCACACGGCGGTAAAGGTGGCTTAACATACTGTATGGATGATAAATCACCATACTCATGTTTTATCACTGGCGGACATTGCGGTACAAGAATGGGACCAAGACACAACATGTGCGACACAGCACGTTCTGCTTGCGGTATGATCTGTAACATTTGTGCAGACGGCGGCGGTGTGGGCTGGATTGCTTGTGGTTACGGCGGCGATTTAAATTGCTGCGGTGGTTGGTCATGCGTTAGTTTTGCCGGTTGCTTAGAGCAATGTCAATGCCTAACAATTTATCACCATGCAATTGCAGCAGGAATTTTTGCAGATGAAGGCGGAGTTGCGTCCTATACTCCAGAAGGTGATTCACCTTTTGCTTCCTGGGCAGGTGCAGGCGTTGCAAGTTCAATGAACGCCATGATGACCATGAGTCGTGCTCCAACATCAATACAGCACACATCATGTTGGGCTAATAATAGAGCATGCGGATGTTATCAGATGCAAGGCTGTTACCAGTTTGTGCCGTACGGCATGCCAGGCGCTGCCGCTCATCCGTGCGGTGAAGTTCGTGACCAAGCCGGTCGTGGCGGTATGGGTAATGTAAGAATTAAATATATCCCGAACGAAGGAGGCAGCTCGTACTAATATGGCAAATTTAAAAACATTAGTTGAAAGAAAACTAGATCAAATCGAGTTAGATGAACGAAATCTAGAGCAAGGCAAAATCTGGGCATACAGCTCAGCAGCAGAATACACAAACTTTATTGGTGGCTTTTGTTGGATTGCTTGTGAAGCAGGACGTATCCTACTTGAAACTTGGGGTGCAGGCGGGTCAGGAGCACGTATGTGCTGCTGTGGACACGGCGTCCCTGGCAATCCAGGAGCATATGCTCGTAAATGTATCTGCGTAGCAGCAGGTGACTTTGTCTGCGGGTATGTAGGTAAAAGCTGTAACAACGCTGACGCATTGTGTTTCCGAGGTTGTTCTGAAGCAACGTGTGTTTGCTGGTTTGGACGCAATCGCAATACAGGTGTAGCAGTTAATGGCTGCATGTGTTCAGAAGGCGGTCGTGGCGGAACAACATACTGTAATCCATCAGGCACAATTTTCTGTTGTTTTGTAGGCGGAAACTTCTGTAACACAAACTATTCAAACGGTACTTGTGGTATTATCTGTAATTATGGTTCTGGAACAGGATCATGTTGCGCAGAGGCCTACGGTGGCGACATAAATAAACGCGGTGGATTTAGCTGCGTCACATTCTGGACCTGTTATAGTAACTGTCCATGTTCAACACATTATCACGCAGCAATTTCTCCAGGGTTCTTTGCATGTGATGGCGGTGTTGTGAATTACAGTACTGAAGCAGATAGCGGATTCTCAGAATGGTCGGGCATGGGATATCATCAATATATCCAAGCTCTAAATCACATGAGCAGAAGTCCACAGCGTGGAACTCCATGGACAAATTGCTGGAACTCTACAAGAAGTTGCGGATGTTATGATACACAAGGTTGCTGGCCAATGTTACCTCCAGGTGCAGGAGGATTACCAGCTACACCATGTGGTGATGTTCGTGATAACGGATGGCGCGGCGGATTAGGTTTAGCAAGAATACAATTTATTTCAAGGAATTAAGATGAGAAAAACATTTACAGCGGTTCTACCAGACGAACCATACAAAACTACTACTAGACTAAACAGAACAGTAGAGTGTTACTATGTTGGAGCTCGGTATGTTTTGGTTAGAATAGAAAAGAGCGACGGCAAATATTTTTGCGTGGACGGTTATGCTGAAACTCTAGAAGGGTTAGATTCTTCTAGATTAACAGCCGAACAGTTACAACTAGATAGTCACGAACAAGTGGTAATTGATGCTGACGTTGACACATGGATGGCAGCTCATTTGACACATGAGTATGAGCATACTGCTGTTCCAAACTACGTAGAAACATTGTCTACTGGTGAAGTATATGAATACCATTATGACGATATTCAAAGTGCATGTACACAGCCTTACTACACAAACGATTCATACTACAAGAAGGAAACAAATTCTTGGATTCGTCCAAGAATGAGAACACATGCTATTACTCGTGCTTCGTTCATGGAAGGTGTATCTAGCCAAATTGGTTCAATTGAAGAAATTGTGATTCGCAATGTTCTGCCTGCTGATCGCCAAGCTGAAGCTGTTGCGTATCTAACTTTCTTAAAATCAATAGCAACAAAATATGCTAATATTGATCACTGGAAAATTAGATTTCCAAAATATCCAAATCTACAGGCATAATTTAATTTAAAAGCCAAGATAGGCCTTGTACAGTTAGTCGAAAGGCTATATAATCTGTACATAGGCCTATTTTTATGGAGTTTAAATGAGCAAATCAAAAGCATTCTTTGTCAACGGTGGTGCCGGCCGTATGATAGCATCAATACCGGCATTTGAAAAATACGAAGCAGAATCCGAAGACAAAGATTTTATTATCGTCTGCGAAGGCGGCACAGATATTTTTAAAGGACATCCTACACTAGATGAACGCACATACGATATCTGGCATAAGGGTCTTTTTAAAAATGAATTAAAACATCGCGAAATCCTTACTACAGAACCATATAGAGTTTGGGAATATTATAATCAAAAATGCTCTATTAGCCAAGCATTTGATATTCAAATTAATGATAAAGGCATCCGCGAACTACCAAAACCCACACTACGCCTAAGCAAAGACGAGCTATTAATGGGACGACAATTGGTCGGTGATGTTAAAAAGAAACTTAAAAAAGAAAAAATTATTGTAATCCAACCGTTTGGTCGTGGCATCGAGTATATCGACGAAACACTAATTGATAAAACAGCTAGAAGCTTTGAACTTAAAGATCTTAAATCTATTGTTAAAAAATTACAAGCTAACGATTATGGTATAATTTTAATGGGTGAATTTAAAGTTGATTTTGCAGACGCCAAACTTAAAGACGAAGTAGCTATGCCAGAAAATGTTAGTCCTCGGATATGGGCTGCAATTATCAAATATGCAGATTACTTCTTAGGCTGCGACAGCCTAGGTCAACATCTAGCATATGCAATGGGGCAGAAAGCATCAGTAGTAGTAGGTTCTACATTCCCTATCAACGTATCCTATCCCGATGTTCCGGAGTTTGATATTTTAGATATGGGCGAAGTTAACAGAGAATATAGTCCAATTCGTATTTTGCCTGATGAAAGGGTTGATAGAATGAATGAAAATATTATGACAATGAATGAAGATATAACTACACTAGTTGTAGATCACGTTTTGGGGAAAAAGGAATGACAGTTACATCAATAAAGAAAAACAATTCTGCAGAAAAATCAATATGGATTGCTGCTATTGCTCGAGGTCATAACTCGGGTGTATGCTTGCTTAAAGACGGAGAGGTAGTATTTTCTATCGAAGAAGAACGTCTAAGCCGTCAAAAGTATGACGGCGGCCCGTTTGCCAGTATGGTAAAGATTTTAGAGTATACTGACAAATTGGATTATCTAGTAATTGCACATACACAGCCCTTAAAAGAAACTGCTGGCAAAATTGATTATAGCGGCGATGATGTTTATACTGGCCTAGCACGTAAATTAGGACTAATTGATCGTAAACAAAATTCGCATAATCATCCGCAGGTAGTTGATTTAGCATTTATGCATCACAAGCTACATGCTGCTTGTGCATTTTATCGTTCGGGATTTAAGGATGCAGTATCATTAATTGTTGATGGTGCTGGTACATTCTATCCGATGAGCTATAACGATACTCAATTAATGCTATGGGAAGTCGAATCTATTGTTGATTGCGAGTATCCAGCAACCTTTAAAACATTATACAAGCATTACGGAACACGTGAACCGATTGCGGGAGCGTATTTGCCAGAATTTTCTTCTCAACCACTAGGTGAAGAAGGCGATACACACGAAGCATGGATTAGTGATCGTGCAGGTATCGTTAAGGTTTACGAAGGTGTAACAGAATATTGCGGATTCAGTGCGATCGAAGCTGGAAAAACTATGGGGCTATTTCCATATGGTACAGATAATCCTGCAATTCCTAAATTGTTTGAAACCGATTCTAAGATTCCGTTGTCAAATCGTAACTTGATGGTTCCACGTTATCCAATGAGTTCTACAGTAAATGCAATGTTATTTGATTACTTAGATACGTTTCCGGAAAATGACAACGACGACCTTACACATATGCAAAATCGCCGTGATATGGCATATGCTGTACAAACACAAACACAAGAACAAGTTCTTCGTTTAATCCGGTTGGCTTGCGAAAAGAGTGGCAAAAAGCAGGTGGTATTAAGCGGCGGTTACGGATTGAACTGTGTTGCCAATTATTATTATCTCGAACACCTAAAAGAAGACGGCATTGAATTCTACGTTGAACCTATCTCAAACGATGCAGGCACAGCAATGGGTGCTGCTATGATGTTTTGGTATGGATTGCAAGACGATGTAACAATTCGTCCAGGCACTACCTTATATCTTGGTCCTCCGTTGTCGTATACTAAAGACGAAATCAATGACAAAGTAGAAGAAGCTGGAGTAGAAATTACTGACGCTACAGCCAAAGATGTTGTTAAGCTGTTACGTGAAAAGAATATTGTTACAATTTTCCAAGGACGTTCAGAAAACGGCCCACGTGCCCTAGGCAATCGTTCAGTGCTATTTGATCCAACTTTTGTAGATGGTAAAGATTATGTTAACGAAGTCAAGCATCGTGAATACTTCCGCCCATTTGCTGGATCAATTCTAGAAGAAGATGCGCACGAATGGTTTGATTTGCGTGGAATGAAAAACAGCCCATTCATGATGTATGCTGTAAACTGTCAGCCGGGAGTTGAAGAAAAGATTCCAAGTATTATCCATGAAGATCATACTTGTCGGATTCAAACAGTTAATCCTGAGCAGAACAAACACTACTATGATTTGATTAAGGCATTTAAAGAAGAAACAGGTGTTCCTATCCTGTTTAATACCAGCTTTAATCTAGGTGGTGAGCCCTTGGTAGAAACGCTAGACGACGCTATCTGGACTCTTCAAAATTCAGATATTGAGTATCTTTACTTGCCAGAACATGGTAAATTAATTAAAGTTGCTAATTAACAAAAAGCCCGAAAGGGCTTTTTTGTTAACTGATAAATACATATTATTGGATATAGCTCATGAGTATAAATTTCTCTAGATTTTTCCTAAGAGGTCCTAAAAACACCCTTAGATTTCAAAACGGAGTCCACTTTGCCCACAAAGGGCCGTGGATAGCCGCCACTACTAACGCAATTATTGACGAGTGGTATGTTAGCGAATTTATGGCAGCTGAATATAATATTGTCATCGATGTTACCCCGTTTAGAAAAGAAATGCTTAAATGTTTAGTAATTGCCGGGCCGGATCAAGCAAATCTTACAATTTACGGACGAACAAATTTTGGTGAAAATCTAATAGATCTTACAGCAACAGTGACAGAGTCAAAACTAACACTCATTGCTAATCCAACATCTAGCCCAGACGGATCTACCTACGATAATTCTAGTCTATTATTGGGAGGTAAAATTATATTCGGTGCAACATACTATCATTCTATTAACGAAATTAAATCTACTCCAAATATTTTTACGCCTACTCCAACACCTACGCCTACTCCAACACCTACGCCCCCTCCTACTCCACCCACACCTCCTCCTACTCCGGTGTCGACATATACAGCTACACCAGTTGCAAATAATGTAAACGAGGGAAGTTCTATTGCAATTAATGTTGCAACAACAAATGTCAACAATGGAACTACTTTATACTGGTCAGTGACCAACGCTGGAGATTTTGTTGTATCAAGTGGCAGCTTTACAATTACAAGCGATGTGGGGTCATTTACAGTAACACCTAGTGCTGATGCCGTAACAGAAAGCGCAGAAACATTTATAGCTAGTGTGAGAACTGGCAGTGTTTCAGGAACAATTGTTGCAACAACTCCAAGTATAACTATTAATGATATCAGCACAACCCCCTCAGGCACAATCTATAATGTAACAGTTGCTAGTGGAACCAATATATACGGAACTGGAAACAAGTATTATATTGGAGGATTTTCAGGAGCAAGTCCGACAGTAAACTTAGCAGAAGGCGGAACATACGTGTTTAGACAAAGCGATAGTTCAAATGCTACACATCAGTTGTTGTTCTCTACTACTCCAAACGGAACTTGGGGATCAGGAATTGAATACACAACCGGTGTTACAAAAGTAGGAATAGCGGGACAACTCGGTGCATATACTCGGATAGCTGTTCCTATCGGAGCGCCTACATTATACTATTATTGTATTAACCACAGTGGCATGGGCGGCACAGCAAACACACCTGGTGCTGCTTCTCCAGTATACACTAGTGTGACATCACCTTCAGACGTGAACGAAGGGTCCATAGTAACATTTACAGTTAATACTCAAAATGTCGTAAATGGCACAACAGTGGGATACACAATCACTGGCATAACAGCAGGTGATTTGTCTTTAGGATCTCTTACAGGTAATATTACAATTAATAGTAATATAGGAAGTGTATCAGTAACTCTTGCTAATGATGTAACCACCGAGGGTGCAGAAACAATAACGCTTGCTCTTGCCGGAACAGACAGTGCATCAACAAGTACCGGATCGTTATCGTCATCTACAATAGTTAATGATACTAGTACATCAGCACCAACATACGCAGTGACTCCGACAGTAAATAATATAAACGAAGGTAGTGCGTTAACATTCAATGTTACCACGACCGATGTGGCAAATGCAACCACCCTCTATTGGACCGTTACGAATAGCAGTGACTTTGCCACATCAAGTGGCAGCTTTACTATCACTAGCAATAGTGGGTCATTTATAGTAACACCTAGTGCTGATGCTACAACAGAAGGTGCAGAAACATTTACCGCAAGTGTTAGAACTGGCAGTGTTTCTGGAACAATTGTTGCAACCTCTAGTTCAGTCACAATTAATGATACTAGTGAAACTCCAGCGATATTACCAACATACGCTGTGACTCCGGTTGCAAATAATATAAACGAAGGAAGTGCTCTTGCAATCAATGTTACCACAACCGATGTGGCAAATGCAACCACCCTCTATTGGACCGTTACGAATAGCAGTGACTTTGCCACATCAAGTGGCAGCTTTACTATCACTAGTAATAGTGGATCGTTTACAGTAACGCCTACTGCTGATGCTACAACAGAAGGTGCAGAAACATTTACAGTGTCTGTTCGTACAGGCAGTATAAGTGGAACAATTGTTGCAACCTCTAGCTCAATCACAATTAATGATACCAGTGCAACACCAGCGTTTGTCCCAGATTACACAATTAACGTAAGTGCAGTAGATTCCAACAATTATATATTAACTGGCACTGCTCGAAACGGTTCAATAAGTGGCAACGACCCAGCATTATCATTTAATAATGGCGATAAGGTAAGTTTTGTTGTAAACGCCTCAAGCCACCCATTCTGGCTTAAAAATTCAATGGTAACTGGTACAGCAAATGGAATATCAAGCGGAGTAACCAATAACGGTGCATCAAATGGAACAGTTCAGTGGACAGTAGGTTCAACCGGCACATTCTACTATATTTGCCAATATCATAGCAACATGGTTGGTACAATTACAATATCATAAAGTGATGTTATTAGCACCAAACGGTTTAATCTTTCTAACTAAATACACTTGAGTACTTTTGTAGAAGTTGTGGTTGGCTTAATAGCGAGGATACCTAATGTCAGTAGCATATATACCTTTAGAATCAAAAAGCGGCTTTAAGAGCCCGGGATTTACGGTTGACGAAAACGGAAATCTTACAATTAGCGGCGCCTTGGCAATTGGGGGCGATTTTAGTACTACTGGTATTTTTTATGTTAACGGTATTCAATTATTAGACAATACCGATTCAACAGTTTCTCTAGGTAATCAAATTCGGTATAGCAGCTTAACAAAACTAGGCTCACTAGAGTTTTTAAACATTGACGGCGATCTAGTCGTCACACAAGGTTCTACCCCATACATTCAAATTATCAACGGTAATACCAGAGTTAATAGTGTTAACGGTGTGGGATCTATGGATAATATTGATGTTGGATTAAAGCAACCAGCAGACGGAAATTTTAAATCACTTAATGTTGGACCTAGCGATAGTCAAGGACAATTAAGTGTTCAAGGAAATTTAATTGTTTCAGGGTTGTCTAATTTAACTGGCACAGTGACCGTGACCGGAGATGTTGGCATCACCAACTTACCCACAGAACAAACACACGCAACAAGAAAAGATTACGTAGATGCTCGTGTAGCTGCATTTGCAATTGCTTTTGGGGCATAAGGAAAAATAAATGGCAAAGAAACAGATAAAAAATTATGTATTTGAACCGGGGATTAGTAAAGACGCTAATCTTTATCCAAAAGCAGTTGCATTGGTACTTGCAAATAAAAATTTTATTATTGAACAAGAAATCGCGTACATACAAAATCAAGTAGCTAATAATATTGGAGTGTTTAACGGTTATAGTTATGCCCCAGAGAAGTGCCGAAGAGACTACATTTATTACTTTGATGCAATGATTCACGATTTGCGTTACGGTGGAAATGTAAGAACAAGACAAGTTGCAGAATTATTCTGGATTGATGGCCGGCCTCAAATTCGAAATGGTGTTCCTGCTGTACTAGCAGCTCAACAATACGTTCGTGAGTTAATTAACAATTACGTTTTAACCAACACTGCTCCTTCGAATTTATATGGACAGACTGCGGTTCAGCAAGTGTTTGTTGCCAACAATCCGGGAGAAGCAGGAGCAGCTTCATCAATTACTCAATATTGGGCAACCATTGGTAACGTGATTCAAAATGGTCTAAGCCAACTGCCTGGAAAAATTAACGGTGTAAGCAGTGTACGATTACTGGGAAATTATATTTCCAGTGAAGTATTATTGATTACTGATACTCAAACCGGTAATATTCTTTATAACTTTTCGGATTCCTCTAAGACTATCAACTTTACCTATAAAGGTGGAACCAGCAGCGGAGATGGGCGTCCGGTATCTGATGTAGATTTCCCTTACTGGTGGCAAACCACTGATACAATTACATCAATTAATTTTTCTGAAGATACAAGTCATTTAGCCAACGGTTCTGATATACAGATATTTGTTGAAGAACCAAGCCAACAAATTCGTCCTTGGGATTTTGGAACAGATGCTATCGAGCGTATGCGTGTTGCTGCTCCGCAGGCCATGCTTGACGCTGACTTTGAATACGGACTACAACCAACCAAGTGGCAAGCACTTGGGCTACAACGTAGTTACCCATCTTTTTATGAGATTCCAGGTACTGATGTGGCCATTACTGCTGTGGTTACCGATGCATCGACCGGATCAGGCGGGTTTGGAGCATCATTAATTACTGTTACTTCGTCGGGCACACACGGGTTTAATGTAGGAACTCCAATTACCATTCGAGGTCTTAACGGAGCTGTTGCTGGATTTAGCCGAGCAGAAGGATCATATATCCTTACTGGAATACCAACCCCGTACACGTTCCAGTACTATGCATCGAGTAAAGTGGGTACAATTCTCAATGACAGCTTGTTTACTTCATATGTGCAGGTTCGTCAGGCTGGATTTTATACTGGTGCTACAATTGGATCACCAGCATTTAGCATATTCAGCAATGGTGCTAATTCTACACTTACTACATTGTTCACAGGTCAAGCAGGTGACGTTGGTATTGTGTTTACAGGAAGTGCTCCATCTGCAGGAGCTCCTGTAACAGGGTCACCTGCAATTTTTCCAGGAACATCAGTAAGTGGTGTTGTAGGTAGTGGAACTATTGATGCCACTGTATTAAATTCAACCGTGGCTGGACAAACTTTTATTGATCTAGTCGATCTTTCTGGAGTTCAGCGAGGAATGGCTGTGGATTCGGGCAGCGGAGTTATTCAGTTTATTTCATCAATACAAGGAAATAGAGCGAACCTAGACGGAGCCTACAATATTGTAAAAGCAGGAACCAACCAAACATATATTAATGTAGCAGGATCTAATGTAATATCAATCGGTACTAACGCTAGATTTGATATTGAAAGAACCAACGGTGCGTATATAGTTACTCCCCGCTCAGATAGTACAACAAACGGTCAAAACTATTCTAGAGGCGATCAAATTAAAATACTTGGCAGTGAGTTAGGCGGAGTCGATGGCGTTAATGATTTAATTATTACTGTTGTTAATGTTGACAGCGGTGGTGTTATTGCTGATATTAACCCCAACCCTATGCTTGGCCCAGTTGTTTATGGATTTACCTACACCGGCACAGCAATTAGTGGAGGTGCAACTTACACTAACCTCTTGCAATATCAAACTTCGAGTGTGGGAACTGGGGCTACAATTACTGTAGTTCGAGCAGGCGGCACTGGAGCAGCCTTGTATGGCACTTACCAAACTGTTACCCTTACTGCTCCTGGTATAGGATTTGACGTAGGCGATACAATTACATGGGCTGGAACAGACTTAGGTGGCTCAACGCCATTAAATAATTTAAGCATAACGGTTGCCAGTGTCAACCCGTCAACTGGTGCAATTGTCGACTGGGAAATTAATGCTCCTCTTTATGCAGATGCAGGAAACGATAGCTACAACGGTGTTGCTGGCCTAAATATTACTCCAGTAGGAGCTGGTGCTCGTTTTGATATTTCACGTACATTCACTGGATACTCGGCAGTACTTAATGGTAATGGCGGCCTAAACTACGTAGTAGGCAATCGTATTAGAATTCTTGGAAGTCAAGTTGGCGGGTCAAACAGCACTAACGATGCACTTGTTGAAGTTGTATCTGTTAGCGGAACTGGAGCAATTCTAACACTTGCAGTTACTGGAAGCACTTTTGCTGGTGAAACTGTAAGATTTTTTCCAGCACTAACTTTGAGTGATGCATTGATTGCTACTCTACCTAGTGGTACAGTTCTTAATGTAGGTGCAATTGCGACTGTCGAAGTTACATTCCTTAGCAATCATGGACTAGTTCCCGGCGCTTCAATATTATCATCAATTAGTTCACAACCAATTCCCTCATTTGCATCAGCAGCCACTTCGTTGCCAAGTAATGCAACTTGGTCAAGCACAGCAGTAGTCAACGGACGATTTGTTGCTGTAACTGCCAGTGGATCAACTAGTGGTTTTTCAGCCAACGGTACTGACTGGTCGGCAGGAGGATCGTTGCCGGCAGGACCTACAAATTGGAGCGGTGTGGCTGGCGGAACTATTGGAGCAACAACATATTTTATGGCAGTTGCTAGAGGACCGTCAAGTGTTGCTGCATGGTCGTCCAACGGCGGAGTAACCTGGACACAAATAGCCATGCCAGCATCACTTAACTGGACATCGGTTACATTTTATAACGGTATCTTTATTGCTGTAGCAACTGGAAGTAACGCAACAGCATATTCAATTACGGGTACATCATGGGTAGCAGGCGGATTATTATCAACTTCCACTACTTGGGTTTCGGTTGCCGGCGGCCTAATAGGAACTTTATCATATTTTGTAGCTATTGCATCCGGTGGTACTGTTGCAAACTTTTCATATGATGGCGGCGTAACTTGGGCAGCTACCAGTGCATTGCCCGGTTCAGTTAACTGGTCAGCCATTACCTATGGTAATAGTAGATTCTTAGCAGTAGCTAACGGATCAACAGTTGGTGCAATCTCAACAACTGGTACTTCTTGGACGTTAGCATCATTGCCGTCGGGAGCTGCATGGACAGCAGCCACGTTCGGTGATACTAGCTTCTTTGTTGCTGCCACTGGTACTACTAGTGCAATAACATCTTTTACAGGCACTACCGGATCATGGACTACTAGAACATTAGCAACTAGCAGTGCATGGTCTAGCGCGGCATTCTATAGCTATTCTGGATTAGGAATATTTGCACTTGTTGGTAATTCAACCACTGGACTAAGAGCTGTATTAACTTCTGGAAACCACGAACTTGCTGCAGGTCCATTTATTGTGACAGCAGTACCATCATTAACTAAAATTAGATATCCAGCAAGAACTACTGGCACTATTGACGTGAGCACTACTCCGTTAAGCGGAGTTGTATATTCTCGTCCAGACACGTTCTTCCAACATCGTCCGTTTGACGGTGGCGTTCAGCTAGGTACAGGCGGGCCACAACACGGTGCGCAAGCAGTTCGACAGAGCAAAAAGTATATTCGTTATCAGTCTGGTAAAGGCATTATGTACACAACTGGTGCGCTATTTGCTCCAAGTTACAATATTGCAAGTGCAACTGCTGACGGCACAACAGTCAACAGTTTGATCACATTTACAACAGATGATACTGATCACGGATTGCAACCAGGTGGCGTTGTTCAAATTACCGGCATGCTTACATTTGAATACAACGGTAGCTTTACAGTCGAGGCTGTAAGAGATAGTAGAACTTTTAGAGTTAGAACAGCAATACCACTGACATCGATTACTGGTATACTTGGATCAGATTCAAAACTAACAGTTTTAGTCTGGCACGGAGCAACTGTACGCTCAGGCCCGTTTGATGATCAAAACGGCATTTTTTATCAGTATGACGGACAAACATTAGCACTAGGAAAACGATCAAGTACATTCCAGTTAGCAGGTGTAGTAAACGTAGCACCCGATACTAATGTGCTAACTGGAACCAGCACTAGATTCCAAGACCAGCTGAGAGTTGGTGATAAAATTGTTATTAGGGGTATGAGTCATACTGTTACTTCGATTGCAAATCAAACATCGTTAACCATGGCTCCGGATTATCGAGGAAACGTCTCGGCAATCGGTGCTAAGATTTGTTTAACTCAAGACATCTTGGTACCACAAGGCCAATGGAATATGGACAACGGCGACGGAACTGGTCCTAGTGGGTACAACATCAACGTTGGTAAGATGCAGATGATCGGTATTCAGTACTCATGGTATGCGGCTGGTTTTATTGAGTTTATGTTAAGGGGTGCAGATGGTAAATTTATATTCTTACATAGAATTCGTAACTCAAACGTAAACACCGAAGCGTACATGCGTACTGCCAACTTGCCAGTTCGTTATGAAGTTCAAAACGAAAGTGCAAGAACAGCATTAAGAGAAGTATTAGATCCTAACGCATCTTACATGACAGTTTACAACACTGAATTCTTCCCAACTAGTGGTACATTATATGTTGACAATGAACTAATTACATTTACTGGTAAAAATAGAGATAGATTAACTGGGTTATCAAGAGGAGCAACATTTACTAATTTTGCAGCCGGTGCTAATAGAACGTATTCTGCAGGAGCAGCCGCAAGTCACGCAATTAATGCTGGAGTAATTTTGATTAGCTGCACAATTAGTCCAGCAATTAGTCACTGGGGTAGTGCAATTCTAACAGATGGTATGTTTGACGAAGATCGAGGTTATTTGTTTAACTATGCAGCTACAAACGTTGCAGTATCTACAACAAAGACAACGGCATTTATGATTCGATTAGCACCTAGTGTGTCAAACGCGATCACAGGTGACTTGGGAGATCGTGAATTATTAAATCGTGCGCAATTATTATTACAATCAATTGCCATCACATCTGATGCATTAGTCGGCGGAGCGATTGGAGGCCTAGTTGTTGAAGGAGTATTGAACCCACAAAACTATCCAACAGATCCTGGCACGGTACAATGGTCGGCGCTAAACGGTGTGTCACAGGGCGGACAGCCTAGCTTTGCACAAATTGCTCCAGGCGGTAACGTAAACTGGGCAAGCGGTGCAACACAAACAACTGCAACAGCATCAACTGCTACAGGCGATAGTCGAAATAGAACAAACTTTTTGGTCTTTAAACAATCAAGTTGGGACGCTAGTGGAGCAAAAGTAGGCACTGAGGTACAGGATTATACTAGATTCCCAGCGGGAACTCGTGTAACTCGAGTAGACGGTCCCGCTAACTATATTGGCGGTAGTGCTGGTAATGAATATGTTGTTTATTTTTCACAAAACTCGTTGGGTAATATTGTAGGCGATACTAATATAACATTCTTATTTGGACAACCGCCATATGCGCTACCAGGAGAACAGGTATTTTCGTTTATCTCAAACGCAGGCGATGCTACTACACTAGAACTAACTGGGTTGAAAGAATTGACAAGTACAAGTATTGGTGGTAGAGGAACTTATCCAAACGGACCTGACGTATTGGCCATCAACGTGTACAAGGTTGCAGGCACAGCAACCAATGCTAACATTATTGTACGATGGAGTGAAGCGCAGGCTTAACGGGGAGGGGTGCGCAAACTGTTTTTATAAGCAGTAAGCCCCTCATCCAACTTTTGACGATACTTAGCTATGTTTATTCTAAGTTCGCTAGTATCGGTAGGTAACTTGCCAGATATAAAAATCTGTTCGTGATGTTGGTCCACATACTCAACTTGAGACTTCAAGTTCATTAATGTGTCAGTCAAATCTTTTTGTAGATTAGGATCCGTTATTTCTGATATTTCTTTTTGGTAATGGCGAAAGTCAGCCAACCATTTTTCATCGTGTTGTAATTTTGGGAACATTTTCTAGCACCAGTATAGTATCGAGTTTGGCTCGTATGAGCTGATTATTTAGTGTGGTTTTAAGACCTGTATGTAGATGTTTTGGAAGAAAATCAAGGTCGGCCCAACATAATGTATTAGGACTAGTTGTTAAAAATTCTTCTTCTACTAAGCAGACATATGTGCCGTATTCAAAACCTTTATCCTCAGAAAGATATAATTCAATTGGCAATAATCTTCCCGATTGATAACTTTCTAACAGAGATTTTGCATCGTCGTAAATAACTCCGACCCTAGCAAATGTAGGAACAGTCCAAGAAGAATTTTCTAGAATTAATAAAATTCTACCTGTATTTTTGGCAAGGAAAAGTAAACCAGCACGTTGTTGCATGCTCGTACTTATGCTGGATTTAAATCAAATCTCCAGTATCCGGCTTTGTACTCGCCTTCAAATGAGCGAAGCCATTGACCATCTTCCCATTTGTATTGTACGCTGGTTTTAAGATTGGTAATATAGTATATTCCTGTAACAGTATCCGGATCAAAAATAGTTATCCATTTACCGTTACTCCATTCAATAATAGAATTATTTTTAATTACAGCATCAGTTCCGTCCTGATTTTTCCATGCGTCGGGGCCGTCGTATGCATCACCACTACTGCCGTCAGTAGGATCTTGACCATAAATCATCACTCCTCCGGTATTTTCACTAATGTTAACATCGTCTAATACCAAGAATCTTGGAGGATTTGACAATGCATTAATTGCAGAGTACCCGCCAAGTTTTTCTAAAGGATTATACTTGTAAGGATCGATAATTGCATCAACATATGTTTTAGTATTAATAATAGAGTTTGAAGGCTTATCGGTAATAGTAACAACCAGCATCGAAGGGTCTAAGGGATTGATCACACAAGTTCCACGAATTTCACTACCATCCGGTTGAGTAAAATATACCATACTTAATCCAGGAACAAAACTTTCTTGTTGATCAAACAACATACTCCAGTCGAATTGTTTTCCTAGTTTTGTAGGAGGTTCAACACCGAGAACACGAACAGCTTCGTTAGCATTAATTACAGATAAGTTATAGTCATTAGGTTGACCATTATTAGCAGATAATAATAACACTCCATAGTTGTTCATTGTAAATTTAAATTGTATATCAACATTACCAATGTCGATCAATATATCGTCAAGATTTTTTACATCACCGGCTTGATTATATATGTTTGCAATAATAGTTTTAACAACTCCAAGCCTTTTAACTTTAGCAGGGGGCGTAACATATATTGGCATGTTAAATTCCATTGAGCAAATATCAATATCAGACTCTGATCCTTGTGGAATTGTTCTAGAACTAAATTGAAGATTTTTAAGATTAATTACGCTAAGACTGGTCCAATCTAAAAAGTTATCTGTAGTTTGAATTTCAAAACTGGGATTAAAAAATACTAAAATTTGTTCAAGTAGTTGTAATTTTTGATCAGTGTTTGAAGTCCATAAATCTGCTTTCATTGTTAGCATGAACGGCGTAGGCATCATGCGTTCAACAGTATAGCTACCTCCTTGTACATTTTTGTAAACTGGCGTTCCACGCAGGTGTACTTCTGGATAATCGTTTGGATAGTACTCTTCGTAATCGCGTTCTCTAATGTTGACTTTGCTAACAAAAGTTGATGCTGCAAGCCTTGCAGTGTCCATTTCGAGTCCAGTGATATAGCAAGAAATTTTAGGAACAGTCATCATTTTATTTTCTGAGTTGTCCTTGATAATAGCAGCTACTTGTCTGGACAAATCGCCATAGGTTACTGGCAGGGTTTTTTGTGTTCCGTCACCTGCTTGATATTTAAAACCTATAAAAAAACGCATAAACTGTGTTACGTAGCGTCTTATTTGTCCGTCATAAAAATAATCCATTAATCGTCCGCCTTTGGTCTAAGAGCCTTACTTAGACTTTGTTTTTCTTTAACATCTTTATTATGTATCTTAGTTACAGTAGGGTTGTTAATAAAACCAGCCAATTGTGTTTGACGAACTTCTTTACCCTCAAAGGTAGCATCAACTCCTACATCGCTAGCACCTAGGTTGTTCATAGTCATACGTACATTGTCCTCAAATTTAATCCAACGTGTTCCGCTGAACCTAAAAAGTCGCTGTGGTTTAAAATCTGTTCTTAAATGGAATTGGCCTTCGGCAGGTGTTACAGGGAATGCAATACCAGAACTAAATGGTATTCCATTCGGTGGTATTCCGTCACCAACGTTAACATTGCCATAATGATATTGATTTTTATCTGGACTTAACAGTACAGTACTTGCTGTAGATCCAACATATACAGGATCTCCGTTATCGTCAACTAGTAAATTTCCGTTTTCGTCTCGTGCTTGCGTTTCCAGTGATGCTAATAATGTATTATTATCAGCAGAAACAACATCAGGGGTACCAGTATCTGGATTTACTCTTACAGTATAAAATTGTGTTGTATCGTATCCACTCTTTGGAGCATCGGCTTCTGCTTGATCAAGAACTGCTTGAGTAATTTGCATTTCTTTTTCATACGTTGACATAATATCACGTAATGTTGTATCAGTAGGATTGCCATTGGCATCTGTTTGTATACCATCTAATATATCTTTAAATTCTTGACTATCGACTAGCGGTTTACATTTTGCACGATATAGGTGTGGATACCAAGTTACTGAAAAACCTTCTGCTGCGCGACTGACTTCTTCAATCACAAAGAATCGTTTTAGTGCAAATTGTAAATCATTTAATGCGTGGTCGTCTTTTAAGTGTGGCAATTCAATTACATCACCTGCCATAATTTTACGACCTATTTTTTCTACAGTATCGTTTATATGAAACGTTAAAAATACTGTATCGTTTTGTAAAAATAATCCAAACTGACTTAGATTAAAATCTATATCTTGTAGATTGTACACCCCTCGTAATTGGTAGATATCTGGATCATACTTGCGATCTCGATTTTCTAGAAATAACACATCTTGTATTCCTAGCTCTGGAATTGCATTATTGCTTAATCTATTGATAGGATCTGTAGAATTAGTATCGCCCGGCCCGATATATTTGTGAACCAGTACATCTGTACCACCAACCTGGAACATTTCCCAAACGGTTTTATCGATGAATTTGTAGTCGTTGCCCTTTTCGGGCCTATAAAGAGAGAGTCTTGGCATAGTCATATATTTACCGCTACGATAAATAACAGTATGAGCCAAAACGATCAAGTAAAACAAGAGGTTTATAACTACTGTAAAGCCATGCTGGGCGACGGCATGATCGATATTGAGTTAGACCCTATACACTACGAAACTGCACTGAATCGTGCATTAGCAGTATTTCGCCAGCGTTCGGACAATGCTGTAGAAGAAAGTTATGCGTTTTTAACCATTAAGGTTGATCAAAACGAATATATTCTTCCCAAGGAAATCCAACAGGTACGTCAAATTTTTAGACGCAGCATTGGATCTAGAAGTGGTGGCGGAAACGGCGGCACAGTGTTTGAACCTTTTAACATGGCCTATACCAATACCTATTTGTTAAGTTCTACAAACATGGGCGGCCTACTAACTTATGAATTATTTGCTCAGTATCAAGAATTAGTGGGCAAGATGTTTGGATCATTTATTAACTTTGCTTGGAATCCGCAAAGCCGCAAACTTATTATTCAACAGCGGCCTCGGTCCGACGAAAGCGTAATGCTTTGGATTTATAACACTCGTCCCGACAGTGCAATCATTGAAGATACTTACGCAGGACAGTGGATCAAAGATTACACTTTAGCTAACTGTAAAATAATGTTAGGCCAAGCTCGAGAAAAATTTGCTCAGATTGCAGGTCCGCAGGGCGGAAGCAGCCTCAATGGATCAGCAATGAAAACCGAGGGGCAAGCAGAAATAGATAAATTAACCGAGGACCTAATGAAGAGTGTTTCAGGCGGTATTGGTTACACATTCGTAACTGGATAAATCGACTAAAATTCTTTGACTTTTTAGATAATCTATATTATAATGTCTATATAGGAGACATTTATGATCATAGGTATTTGCGGTTTTATTGGTTCAGGCAAAGACACAGTTGCGGACTATCTAGTAAACTTCCACGAATTTAGACGAGAGAGTTTTGCATCTACATTAAAAGATGCAGTTTCTTCAGTATTCGGTTGGGACAGAACCATGCTTGAAGGGCGCACTAAAGAAGCTCGCGAGTGGCGAGAGCAAGTTGATCCGTGGTGGGCAGCACGGTTAGACATGCCAACACTAACTCCTAGATGGGTGCTGCAATACTGGGGTACTGAAGTTTGCCGTAAAGCATTCCATGACGATATATGGATTGCAAGTTTAGAAAACAAAATTCGTACAAGCAAGGATCACGTGGTTATATCAGACTGTCGATTTCCAAATGAAATACTAAGCATTCGAAATGCAGGTGGCCAAATTTTATGGGTTCAGCGTGGTGAATTACCTGATTGGTATGACGTAGCAATAGACGCAAACAGAGGCATGAATATTGCAATTAACGAACTTAGGATGCGTAAAATACATGCCAGTGAAACTGCATGGGTTGGAACAGAATTTGATGCTGTGTTAGATAATAACGGTACCATCGATGAACTGTATAATCAAACTAAATTAATAGTCAGCAATGAGATCGCCCTGACGCCAAGTAACTCCGCTTTTAGCTAGTATTTGAGAGCAGTTGGCACATACTGTTTTCAAATTGTTATGACGACAATTATCAAGATTACCGTCTATATGAAATACTCTAAATACTTCTTTGTGAGTTGACTTAAACCCGCATTTATCGCATTGTGCCTTTATTTGATACCCTGCTCTAACCCAGCGGGGTATTCTATGATTTAGTCCGTGAGACATACAGATTTCGCAGAGTTTTCTATAGTAAACTCTATCATTTTTTTTATAATTTACAGCTCTAGGTCGCTGTCCGCACTTACAAATAGGTCTCATAAAACTATTTACACCTTTTTCTCCCCTTTTTCATACTGGTTAACTACCAATTTTTATTATAAACCGCTAAATACTTTGAGCAAACTATTACCAGGAGAATAGGTACATGGCGACATTACAATCCCCAGGCGTAGCCGTAACAGTCATTGACGAGAGTTTTTATACACCAGCTGAACCTGGTACAACTCCGTTAATCGTGTTAGCTACCCAAATGAATAAAACGAACGGTGCAGGTACTGCAACAGCAGCAGGCACTATTCAATCAGCAATTGGCACAGCATTTAAGATGACTAGCCAGAAAGAACTTGTGGACACATTTGGTGTTCCGTTCTTTGAAAAGACAGCCAGCGGATCTCCCGTACATGGCAGTGAATTAAATGAGTATGGTCTACTGGCAGCGTATAGCTACTTAGGTTCATCAAATTCTGCAATTATTGTTCGCGCTGACGTGGACTTAGCCGAGTTAACTCCAACATCAGCCGCCCCGGGAGCAGAACCAACAGACGGCCAATGGTGGTTAGATACTACTAATTCAACATGGGGCATTCAAGAATGGAATAGCTCATTAGTTGCAGACGGTGGACAAAAATTCACAACAAAAACTCCATTGGTATTAACTGATAGCGATTCACTTGTTAAAGTTGAAGCTAGCAGTGACTACGGTCGTGCTCCAAAAGCATCCGTCGGTTCCATTGGCGACTATGCAGTTTTATTTGAAACTGTATTTGGTTCAGGCGATTACATTTCTTCAAAAGAAGAAGCTAGATTTTTTTACAAATCTCCAGGAAATGCTGGCGGTGGCGTTCTTCCAGGTGCTTGGGTACTAGTTGGTAGCCCAGAATGGTGTTTAAGTCATCCAGCACTAGTATCAGGCAGTTTTACAACTGTAACTGGTTCATTCAAAATCAACGGAACACTAGTTACTTTGTCTAGTGCAACTCCGCTTCAAGTTAAAAATGCAATTATCAGTGCAGCCATTCCCGGAGTAACAGCAACGTTTACTGCTGGTACAACAGGTAAAGTATACATTTATTCAGATGGTGCAACAGAAGGTGCCGGCGACTCTACAAAGAGCGGTGCAATTGTTATCAGTGACACTACATTAAGTGCTAGTGGTTTTACAAACGGCACATATTTACAGCCAAAATTAACATTGGCTCCACACACTCAAGTGCCATTGTACAAGAGAGTAGACACAGCTACTTCAGGAACATTTGGTAATGCCTTAGCTGGTTTCCCAACAGGATCTGTATGGATCAAGACTACAGAACAAGGCAACGGGTCACGTTGGAGAGCCAAGCGATATAACTCTGCAACTAAATCTTGGATTACATATTCAGCACCATTGTATGCAACTGGTAGTTCAGCATTGTATTATCTAGATCGTACAGGCGGGGGCAAAAATATTGCACTAGATTCTGTATATGTACAATACAACAGCGATGAGCAGTTTAGCTATGCAACACCGGACAGCAATGGTGATGCGTTAGATGCAACTTTAAATTCAGCAACTTTCCGTGTATTCCGCAGAGTAGGTACAGGCAACACAGTTATTACATCTTCTGTAATGAGCCTTACTAATAATGCAGGTTCTGGTGTTAAGACTTTTACTATTAAAGAATCTATAACAAGTTCAGAAGATCTAAGTGCAGCGTATACAGTAACAACAGCTTCATTGAATAGTAACAAAGATGATGCTGTTTTAATTGCTTCTGCAATCAATGCTGCTGGGTTAACTAACATTGAAGCTAGTGTAACAGCAGATTACGAATTACAAATTTATCATAAGAAAGGTGGTGATTTTAGATTAACTGATGTAACCGGAACAGTTATTGCTGATTTGTTTACTCCATTAGCATACACAGCCGGTCAGTGGTCAGGATCAGCTAATTTCTACACATCAGCAGCTGGCGCACCTGAAGATTTTGTTGCAACACAATGGCAACCACTGTCAATTGTTGGATTTACTGCATCTGCAAGTGCTCCATTAAATGAGCCATCAGATGGTCAGTTATGGTATAACAACAATTTCTCAGAAATTGACATCATGGTTCACAATGGCTCAACTTGGAAGGGATATAAAACTGTATTTGCAACCACAGATGCATTTGGTCCGGTAGTTAGTGCGTCAAGACCAACTGCAAGACCAGACGGTAGCGGCGATTTTGTAACTGGCGATTTATGGATCAGCACTGCTGATATGGAAAATTTTCCAACTATCTATCGTTACAATAACGAATTAACTGGTGTTACCAACAAAGCATTACGTTGGGTACTAGTTGATAAAACAGATCAAACTACTGAAGAAGGCGTTGTGTTTGCTGACGCTCGTGCAGGCACTAGTGGCGGTACAGTAACATCTGCACCAAGCGGATCTATCCAAGAACTACTATCAAGCAATTTCTTAGATACAGATGCACCAGATCCAGCACTGTATCCAAAAGGCATGTTGTTATGGAATCTACGTCGCTCAGGTGGTAACGTTAAGAAATACAACAATAACTATATTGATACAACAGCAGATAACGTTCGAATGGCCAATGTAGGCATGAGCACATACTGGCCAGATCGCTGGTCTACTGCTTCTCCTAACCAAGAAGATGGTTCAGGTAGCTTCGGACGCAAAGCGCAACGTGCAGTTATTGTTGCAGCAATGAAATCTACAATCGATACAAACTTACAAATTCGTGATACAGAACGTAGAAACTTTAATTTAAGTTCTGCTCCTGGTTATCCAGAAGTTTATGGTAACTTGGTTAACTTAAACATTGATCGCGGATTAACTTCGTTTGTTATTGCTGATACTCCATTACGCTTAGAATCTGATGCAACATCATTAAGCAACTGGGGAAGCAACGCAGCAGGTGTTACTGATAACGGTGATGCTGGTGTTGTTACATACGACGAATACTCAGCAATGTATTATCCTAACGGATTTACAACTGACTTAGGCGGCACAACTGCTGTTGTTCCAGCATCACACATGATGTTGAAAACAATTGCAATTAGCGATCAAGTTAGCTATCCATGGTTTGCACCAGCTGGTACAAGACGCGGTGGTATTGTTAATGCAACGTCAGTTGGATACCTAGACGGTATGACCGGTGAGTTTATAACAGTTGCTCTAAACGAAGGTCAACGTGATACACTATATGATTTAAAAATCAATCCAATTCCATTCTTTGTTGGTGTTGGTAACGTGGCATTTGGCCAGAAAACTCGTGCAAGAAATGCTTCAGCATTAGACAGAATTAACGTAGCACGTTTAGTTGTTTACTTACGTAGTCAATTAAACAAACTTGCTCGTCCGTATATCTTTGAACCAAATGACAAGATTACACGTGACGAAATTAAAGGTGCTGTAGAAAGTCTATTGTTAGAATTGGTAGGTTTAAGAGCTATCTATGACTTCGCTGTTGTTTGCGACGAGTCTAACAATTTACCATCAACAATTGATCGTAATGAATTGTATGTTGATATTGCAATTACACCTGTAAAAGCAGTAGAGTTTATCTACATTCCATTACGTGTCAAGAATACAGGAGAGATTTAAATGTCACTAACATCATTAAATAGATTTTCGGTACCAACAGCAGGTGGCGGCAGCAATACATCGCTGTTGATGCCAAAACTAAAATATCGCTTTAGAGTGAATTTGTTAGGATTTGGAGTTGAATCCAGCGTTGAACTAACCAAACAGGTGCAGGAGGTAACGAGACCAAAAGTTTCTTTTGAAGAAATGACATTAGATGTTTATAACTCAAAAGTTAAATTAGCGGGCAAGTACTCCTTCGAAAACTTAACATTAACGTTACGAGACGATGCATCTGGTCAGGTTACTAAAACTGTTGGACAACAAATCCAGAAACAATTTGACTTTATGGAACAAGCATCTGCACGTTCAGGTATCGACTACAAATTTCAAATGAACATTGAAATTTTAGACGGCGGCAACGGTAACAACGGTGCTGATGTATTAGAACGTTGGGAAGTTTACGGTGCTTACATTCAAAATGCCGATTACGGTGATTTGGCATACAGCAGCAACGAGCACGTAACAGTGGCACTAACAGTTGCATTTGATAACGCTGTTCAGTTCAAAGGTGCTACAGGTGCTGGTACAGATCGTGGACTTGGTGCAGTGGTTGGACGTACCCTCGGCGAAGCAGTTACTGGACGGTCAGGCGCACAATAATAATTCGTTTGAATCAAAAGAGCCCGGAAATATTCCGGGTTTTTTTGTGGCATAAATATTTGTATGGCAAATAAATTTACACGATTTCTTAAAGGCGTAGGAGATGGTCTACTAACTCCTAAAGGTCAGGTAGCCAATTGGCAACACGCTACTAGATTGTTTATCGACGATACCATGCGCTTGGCACCACGAACCAAGTTCATGTTCTATGTCCGCTTTGAAATTGATAAAACACTTTTAAAAGCACCGCAGTTTACAAATAAACATGCAGACGAAGTAGGATATCTTGTTAAGTCAGCAGACTTACCCAAATTTACTATGGATTCAGTAACCAAAAATCAATACAATAAGAAACATATTATCTATAAAAACTTTTCTTATGATCCGGTTAATTTAGCATTCCATGATGATAGCCAAGGTATTATGAATGCCCTGTGGGCGTTATATTTTGGGTACTATTCTGCAGATAGAAATTTGCCAGCGCAGGCATTTTCAAAATCTATTTCAACATATAGAAGTACAAATACCGGATTTGATAATTTTAGATACGGTCTAGACAATAATAAAAGTTTAGATATGTTTAAATCTATTTCAATCTACACTATGAGTCGTAGACGATTTAATGGATATACTTTAATAAATCCTAAAATTACTTCGTGGAGTCATGGACAGGTTGCATATGATGCAAATGACTTTTTAGAAAATACTATGACAGTTAATTATGAGTCGGTAATTTATAGTTCGGGACAGGTTCAACGAAATAGTCCAACAGGGTTTGCAATGTTGCACTACGACAATACTCCAAGCCCGTTATCAGTAGCAGGCGGCGGTGTGGCAAATTTATTTGGTCAAGGCGGCGTGTTAGACGGAATGGAAAGTATATTCGGCAACGTCAGTGATGGATCGGCATTTGGAAGCATAGGTGGATTTTTAGGTACCGCTATCTCGGCAGCTAACACTGTTAAAAATCTTAACAATCTTTCTAAGGAAGGATTAAAGCGAGAAGCAATTAATATTATTAGTAGTCCGGCTGCAATATTAGGAATTGCAGGATCGGTAGGAGGTATTATTGGTTCAGTGTTTCCAAAGAACACTCAGAATACCAACACAACTCCAGCAACACAAAAAGTAATGATAGCGGGCGATGCTGATATAAACGGATTTGCATAAATGAGTAGTAATAGTTTACCCTTAACAACAGTTGCAGATAGCGCACAAGCTACTAAATTATTTTTTGATCAGTACGGTATTAGCCCGTTAGAATTTTCAGCCAACGAAGTTTCAGCAGCAGTTGGTTTCTTTGAATCAAAAGGATTCAGCACTGACGCGGCATTAACTACTGCATCAGCAATTTTAAAACAGGCCAAGATAGATGGCATCCCTGTTTTTAAATTGTTAGACACCCTTAAGGGATTTGATAGTTTACAACTATCTGCACTAGTTAGTGAAATTCTTAACAACAATCGAAAGTCAACATCGACGTTAGGGTTTAGATATTTAAATATACCTAAAACGGAAATTCTAAGAAACATATCTCCATAATGGCAAAGTTTGCTCAAGGTCGTTTTGAAATGAAAAATGTCGACAAATACGTTGGCAAGAAAACACCACTGGCTCGCAGTAGTTGGGAGTTTGTTTTTATGAGAATGCTTGATGAACACCAAGGAGTTCAAAGTTGGGCAAGCGAAAGTATTCAAATTCCCTATAGAGATCCGTTAACAGGAAAGTATACAATATACGTGCCTGATTTCTTTATTGTATATGTAGATAAAAACGGTAAAAAGCATGCAGAAGTTGTTGAAGTTAAACCTGAGAGTCAAACAGTATTAGAAAAAGTAGGCAAAAGTCAATACAATCAACAGCAGTATGTGAAAAATATGGCCAAATGGGAAGCTGCTACTGCTTGGTGCAAGCAACAAGGTGTTAAGTTCCGTATAGTTAACGAAGGTGATATTTTCCATCAGGGCAAAAAACGCAGATAAGTAAAGTATGACTAAAAAATTAGAAACTCTTTTTAATTTAGAAGATTCAAAAGTTGACGACACTCCTATTCCTGTTTCTGTAGTAGAGCATACAGAAGTAAAAAGCCTAGACGATAGTTATCGTGCGGTTCAAGAAATTACACGCGGTCTGCCACAAATACAAGAACTAGATAACATAGACGAGCATGAATTAGATGCATTAGCATCTAAGGCAGAACAAGCATATGACGATTTAATGGATTTGGGTATGAACGTTGAAGTTCGGTATGCCAGTCGCATATTTGAAGTAGCTAGTTCAATGATGAATAATGCTATCAGTGCCAAAACGGCTAAGATTGATAAAAAATTGAAAGCCATTGACATCCAGATGAAAAAGTATAAAATTGACAAAGACAACAACGAAGACCCAAATGATGTTATTAACGGGCAGGGATACATTATCACTGACCGCAACGAGCTCCTTAAGAAATTGGGTCAAAAGGACTAAATAGTACTATGAAGACTTTTAAAGAATACCTTGCCGAAGGCAAAAAAGTATACGACTTTAAGATTAAAGTTGCGGGCGAACTGCCTGAAAAATTCCAAGAAAATCTAAAAGAAAAGCTAGGACGTTGCGGAGTTAAGACTCTTGAAAAAGTTGCTACCACTCCAATACAAGCACAGCCTTTAGATTTTCCAGATTATCCAAACTGCGAAGTAACCATATTTGAAGTTGTTTGTGAATATCCAATTACATCCCCTGAAATAATTAACGACATTAAAACAATGGGGCTACCAGAAAGCAGCTTCCGTGTTCGTGGTGCTAATGAGCCTGTTGAAAACGAACAGTTACTAGCATCGTTAGAGTCAACAGGTAAAGCATTGTTGGATGATGGTCAATATAAAGAAGCTGACAAAGTAAAAGTAAAAGATTACTTTGGCGACGACTTTAACAAAAGTTTCTTAAAAGATTTAGAGAAAACATCTAAAACCTCAAAGAAAGAAAGAGGTATTGGTGAATATAAATTAGCAAAAACAAAAACAGCTGGATCTGTTAGTCCCATGACTAAGATCGATAATCCAGTACCAGTTAAGGGAAAATAAAAATGAATTTTCAAGATTTGATGAACAAGATGCGTGAACTAGACGCTCCTATTGCTGAATCAACAGTCGAAGAATGTGGCCAGCCAATGGGCATGATGACACAGTCAATGGACAAACCAGATACACCGCCACCAAGTATGAGTGTTAATCTAAATGCTCAAGGATTAGATGATATTGCTGAATTAATGAAGTTGATGACTAAAGTTAATCCAGACATGATTAATCAACCAGCAGCACCTACGACTGCAATTGACCCAATGGGTATGCCGAGTCTAACTCCTCCAGGCCCAAGCATTTCACCATTAAGCCTAGGTAATTTAGATTCCGGTCCATTAAAAATGCTTCCAGATATGGATGCTGACAATGACGAAATGCCAGGCGGCGAAATGGATAAAGACGACAGTCCTGTTGCAGATATTCAAAAAGCTATGGGTGATCAAGACGGCGATGGCGATCATGACATGGATGATCACGACATGGAAAAGAAAAAAGACAACAAGCCAGAAGATGAAGCTGCTGAGCCAGAAGGCGACGATGACGATATCATGAATCATCTTAATAAAGAATTAAAACCTTATGATGATCATGTAGCCAAGCTAAAAGCAGACAACAATAAAGAACAGGAAGAAGCAAGTCCAGCTGGATTCGATCAAGCTACTACCAGTCCTGACCCAGAATTCAAAGACACCGATTACATGGTAAACAAACTTGCAGGCGGCTTAAACAAGCCAAAGACTATGACTAAGCATGGTTATCAGCAAGGTGATAACCCAATGGCAATGACAGACGGCGATCTACGTGCTAGTATCCGTGCAGAATTAATGCAACGGTTAGCTGAAGCTAAAAAATAATCAGGTCGAAATAAACCAAATAGGCTCTACGGAGCCTATTTTTTTCAGTAAATAAAGTATGGCAAAATCACTAGACGGTAATTTAATTAAAAAGGCGCATGCTCCTCAGCGATATACGTTAGAGGAAGTCAAGCATCTAGAAGCCTGTATGGACCCAGTAACTGGCCCAATATACTTTGCTAAAAATTTTTTAAAAATTCAACATCCTGTAAGGGGATCGATTCCTTTTATCCCATATGATTATCAAGAAAGACTAATCGATGCCTATCACAATAACAAGCAATGTATTGCTATGTTACCGCGTCAAATGGGCAAGACTACCTGTGCCTGTGCCTACTTGTTATGGTATACCATGTTTGTGCCAGAAGCACAGGTTCTTATTGCTGCTCACAAGTACGAAGGTGCGCAGGATATTATGAATCGTTATCGATTTGGCTACGAGAACTTGCCAGACTTTATTCGTGCAGGTGTGTACAGCTACAATAGAAACACTATTGAATATGACAACGGTGCTCGTATACAGGCAGTGACAACTACAGAAAACACCGGTCGTGGTAAATCTCTTTCATT